AGTGACCGGTGATGTTAGTGCAGCTAATATAACTGCAACGACTTTCATTGGTGCATTAACCGGTCTTGCTTCAAGTGCAACTGTTGCTGCATCAGCTAATAGTGTTGCGGGTGCTAACGTAAGCGGCACCGTTGCTAATGCAACCTACGCAACTACATCTGGAACATCTTATTCTGTATCCGGCGCAAATGTAACGGGCACAGTAAGTCTAGCAACATATGCAACAACAGCCAACGCAGTAGCGGGTGCTAATGTCAGTGGTACAGTAGCTAATGCAACTTATGCAATCACATCTGGTACATCTTACTCAGTGGCAGGCGCTAATGTAAGTGGTGCAGTTGGACTAGCTACGTTCGCAACAACATCTAATGCTATAGCGGGTGCTAATGTAAGCGGTACTGTTGCTAATGCAACATACGCAATTACATCAGGGTCAGCAACTACTAGTGCTACGGTAACAACAGCAGCACAACCAAACATAACTTCACTCGGCACACTAACAAGTCTTGGTGTAAACGGAACAGTAACCGCAGTAGCATTTACTGCAAACACTGGTGTGTTCACTGGCAATGGTTCTGGACTAAGTGCAATTACTTCGGCTAACATCGTTGGTCAAGTTACCAATGCATTGGTTGCAGGAACAGTATACACATCAGCACAGCCTAATATTACTTCAATCGGTACACTAACATCATTGGCGATTACTGGCAATATCACAAGCGGTAATGCAACTCTTGGTAATTTAGTGACAGCTAACTTCTTTACTGGTAACGGCAGCTTGCTTACTGGTATAGCTAAAGCAACTAGTGCAGACAGTGTTGCCAATGGTACTAGTAACGTAAACATTCCGTCCATCAATGGTAACATTAATCTTAATGTTGCTGGAAATGCTAACGTAGCTGTGATAACTGGCACAGGTGTCAATGTTGCTGGATACTTGACTGCAACAGGTAACGTAGCAGCTAATTACTTTACTGGTAATGGTAGCTTACTAACCGGAGTTGCAGCATCTACTGCAACTAGCGCAGCTACTGCAGGTACAGTCACTACCGCAGCACAGCCAAATATCACTAGCACTGGTACATTGACTGGGCTAACTGTAACCGGTAATGTATTATTCTCTGGTGCTAACATAACACTAGGTGATATTGCTAACTTGCATATTTCCGGTGGCACAGCTAATTACGTATTAAAAACAGACGGATCAGGCGCATTAAGTTGGACAGCACAAACCAGCGGCAGCAGCAATGCAGCAGGTGCAAATACTCAGATACAGTTTAATGATGGTAACATCTTTGCAGGTAATGCAGGTTTAACCTTCAACAAAACAACTACGGTTCTTACTGCAAATAACTTAGCAGTAACAGCATCAACTAGTTTGGGAGCGGTTGGGAACATTACGGTAACCGGTGGTGTAGGTGGACAAGTACTTGGTACTAACGGTAGCAATGTATTAGCTTGGATTACTCCAGCAACAACCTCTATCACATCATCTACTGGTATAACAGTTGATACTTTTGTAGGTAACGGATCAACTGTAGCTTTCACCTTAAGTGTTACCCCTGCAACCATCACGCAAACACAAGTTAACTATAACGGTGTCATGCAACTACGTTCAGCATATACATTGACTGGCGCAAGTATAGTGTTCTCTGAAGCTCCTATTAGTGGGTCATCGATTGAAGTCACTACTACTCAGGGTGTTACTGCAACTTCAGGCACATATGCAGTACGTTCATACATTGGAACTGGTTCACTTACTACATTCACAGTGACAACTGGATTAACTGATAGTAGCGTACTGGTGACAGAGAATGGAGTATTGCAAACCCCAACAACTGACTATACGGTATCTGGTACAGTATTAACCTTTGCAACAGCACCGGCAGTTGGTGTAAAAATACAAATCAGAGAGCTTGGAATCTTCGTAGTAAACAGTGCAGCAACTGCGACTACAGATATATTAAGTCCCTTCTTGTTGATGGGAGCTTAAATACATCATGGCAATATCATATCTAGTTCTTGGTCAAATCATTCCACCTGCTACTGTAGCTACGAATCTGTACACCGTTCCACCGTACATTAGCACAGTTGTTAGTACAATTGCAATATGCAATCAATCAACTTCGCCTACAACGTTTAGTCTGTCAATTAGACCAGCCGGTGCAACGGTTGAGACTAAACATTATTTGAATTATAACACTGCAATTGCCGGCAATGATACAATTGCATTGACGCTGGGCATAACACTGGCTACTACTGATGTGGTTACCGCTACTTCATCATCGGGCAATGTTAGCTTTGTAGCATTTGGGGCAGAGACTGGTACACTACCGGTGATTGTTGCCCCCGTGATTAACACAATTACCTATACTGATAGTTCGTACAATGCAATAAGTGAGACTGCAATTGCACCCGCCGGTGGTTATATCAAATTAGCAGGATCGGGATTCACATCTGGTTCTATTGCATATGTAGATGGTGTTGCTGCAACAGCTACTACATATATTAGTCGCGATGAAGTGCGAGTTCAATTACCCGCAAAAACTGTAGGCAATTATTCATTGATGTTGTTCACTAGTGCCGGTCTTGGTGCTATATACGCCAATGGCATTGTATGCTCATCAGTACCAAGTTGGACAGCTAGCTCTTATAATAATCCTACTGCTGGTCAGATAGTAAACGTCCAGTTGTTAGCTACGGGTGATGTGCCGTTGACTTATAGTTTGCAAAGTGGAAGTTCATTGCCAATTGGTGTTACCTTGAGTAGTACTGGATTGGTGTCGGGCACTGCTACTGGGATATCAAGTACGACCACAGTTACATTTACCGTGGTAGTAAGTGACGTGCAACTTCAAACGGCACCGCAATTAATCAGCTTAACATTGACATTCTATATAGGTAAACTTTGGGCTTGGGGCAATGACGGATTTGGTCAGCTAGGTGATAACGCAATATCGTACCGATCGTCACCAATTCAAGTGGGTTCATCAATTGATTGGAAAACAGTTTCGGTTGGATACTCACATACTACCGCAATAAAAACAGACGGAACACTATGGACTTGGGGAAAAAACGGCTTCGGCCAATTGGGTGATAGTACTACCGGTATCGCAAATTCTAAATCTAATCCTAACCAGATTGGGGTCTTAACTACGTGGCTATCAGTATCTGCGGCAGGGTATTGTACTGCTGCGGTGAGAACAGACGGTACACTTTGGACTTGGGGATATAATAATAACGGTCAATTGGGATTAGGTAACACTATTAATACGTCTAGTCCCGGCCAAGTTGGTAACCTGACTAATTGGTTGTCAGTTTCAAGTGGACAATACCATATAGTAGCTATCAAAACAGATAAGACAATATGGACTTGGGGCGCCGGCACTGATGGTAAGATGGGGTTAGGTAATACCACCAGCTATTCCAGCCCCAAACAAATAGGATCATTAACTGATTGGTTACGAATATCTGCAGGTGTATACCATACTGCAGGTATTAAAATAGATGGCACACTATGGACGTGGGGTAAAAATGCAAGCGGCCGGCTAGGCCTAGGAGATACTCTTAGTAGATCCAGCCCGGTACAAGTTGGATTGTTGACCACTTGGCTATCACTAGCTGGCGGCTATCTATTCTCGACAGCAGTTAAAACGGACGGAACTCTTTGGACCTGGGGTAGCAACCCGTACGGCCAACTTGGCCTAGGTAATACTACAACTTATTCAAGTCCCAAGCAAGTTGGTGCATTAACAACGTGGAAATCAACTTCAACTGGTTGGTATGATTCACTCGCTACAAAAACAGGTGGCACACTTTGGTCATGGGGGTATAACTATATCGGACAGTTAGGTCTAGGTGACACTATTAATCGTTCTAGTCCGGTACAAGTTGGTACATTAACTAACTGGACATCAGTTTCTGCTGGAAATACGCACACCGCAGCAATCTCATCCACCTAATCCCAACAATAAATACAGCATGGCAATCACATATAAAGTCCTTGGACAAATCAACCCTGTAGCTACTATTGCTACAACATTGTACACTGTACCTGCTACTGTAAGTGCAGTAGTCAGCACCATCGTAATGTGCAATCAAGCTGCAACTGCGACTACATTTAGCTTGTCAATTAGACCAGCTGGCGCAACAGTTGATACAAAACACTACTTGAACTTCAACACCGCAATTGCAGCTAACGATACGATTCCAATGACATTGGGATTAACACTAGCTCCAACCGATGTGTTGAATGCTACTTCAACATCGGGCAGTGTCAGCTTCAGTGCGTTCGGTGCAGAGAGCACACTATCAACTAGTGCAGCACCTATCATCACTAACTTGTATATAACTAACAGTAGCTATGTAACACAATCTGACACTGTACTGCCTCCCGCTGGTGGATATATTAAATTGATTGGCATGGGATTTATTGATGGCTGCTCAATCTACGTAGGTGGTGTTGCAGTCGCTACCACAGTGATAAGCAGTACTGAACTTCGTGCAGCACTATCCGCAAAGACAGTGGGGACATACTCGGTGATGATGTTCAATGCAAATGGTAGTGGTGCTATCTACTCCGCTGGTATTATTTATTCGGCATAATTTAACCATGGCAACAACATATAAAATCTTAGGGCAAGTTAACACAGCAGTTGACTCATTGACTACATTGTATTCAGTACCTGTAGCAACCAGCACCATTCTCAGTACTCTTGCAGTGTGCAATCAAAACAATACTGCTGCTAACTTTAAGATAGCAATCAGACCAGCTGGCGCAACTATTGACCTTAAACATTACATCAACTACAACACCACTGTGCCAGCTAACGATACAGTGACACTGGCAATAGGTATAACATTGGCTGCAACAGATGTAATCACAGTCAGTGCCAGTTCTACTACAGTTAGTTTTCTGGCGTTTGGTAGTGAGATTTCATAATGTCTGTAAAGACCAGTAGCAAGCAATCGCTAGCAAGATTCAGCACTTTAGCCAGTGCATCAATTATTACTCCGGCGGCCGCAGCGGCGGCCGCAGCCACTGTTCCGGTTATAAGTCAGGTTTATATCACCGATGGCAGCTATGCTACTATATCACAGACTGCACTCAGCCCAACAGGTGGATATCTTAAAATTATCGGATCATCTTTTCAAGCTGGATCAGTTGTTTATGTAGGTGGACAAACTGCAACTGTATTAGCAACTACATTTGTAAGTAGCACTGAAATTCGTGTGCAAGTTTCAGCATTGACGGTTGGTAACTATTCAGTGATGGTTTTCAACACTAACAGTAGTGGCGCAATTTATGCCAATGGTATTGTGGTGTCATCGGTCCCGAGTTGGACTACTAGTAGTTATACTTTTGCTGGCAATGCGGTCAACACTCAATTGACTGCAACCGGCGATGTGCCGTTGACCTATAGCTTGCAAGGTGGAAGTTCGTTGCCCGTTGGTGTCACATTAAGTTCAACTGGATTGATATCGGGTACTGCTATCGGTATTTCAACTAATACAGTCGTAACTTTTACAGTTGTTGTAAGTGACTTACAGCTACAACCAACTCCGCAGTTGATCAATTTAACTATGACCTTCTATGTTGGTAAGTTATATACTTGGGGGTATAACGGTGATGGGCGGCTGGGATTAAACAACACTATTAATACATCCAGCCCGGTACAAGTTGGTTCATTGACCGACTGGACAGCAACGGTTAATCTGCTTGCCGCAATTAAAACAGACGGAACTCTCTGGACTCGCGGGCCAAATACGTACGGTCAACTTGGCCAAGGTGATACTCTTAGTAGATCCAGCCCGGTACAAGTTGGTACATTAACCTCGTGGTTACGAGTTGCCGGTGGCTACAATATGGGCGCAATTAAAACAGACAGAACACTGTGGGTATGGGGCGCCAACTTTCAAGGTGCCTTAGGTCTAGGCGACACTATACATAGATCAAGTCCGGTGCAAGTTGGTGCATTAACTAATTGGGCAACTGTTCGAGTTGGGGTTTCTTGTATTTTAGCAACCAAAACGGACGGAACTCTTTGGACTTGGGGTCAGAATTACCGCGGCACCCTTGGGCTTGGCGACTCGTTACCGCGATCTAGTCCTGTTCAGGTGGGTACATTAACAAATTGGTTGTCTCTGGCCGCCGGCCATCAAGTAGCCGCAATTAAAACGGACGGAACTCTTTGGACTTGGGGCTTCAACTCATATGGTCAATTGGGATTAGGTGACATTATTGACCGATCTAGTCCAATACAAGTTGGCTTGTTAACTAATTGGAAATCGTTAGATAATAGTGACGGCGGCCGGCTTGAATTTTTAGCAATCAAAACCGACAACACGCTGTGGGCTTGGGGATATAATACTTCTGTCCTTGCCGAGGGCAAACTAGGATTAGGCGACACGGTTAGCAGGTCAAGTCCAACTCAAGTTGGTGCACTGACTAATTGGTCAACTGTTACTCACGGTTCGAAAGCAGTGGTTGCAATTAAAACAAACGGTACACTTTGGTCCTGGGGAATCGGTCAATACGGCGAGCTTGGGCTAGGTAGTACAACTAACATCTCAAGTCCACAACAAGTTGGTTCATCAACCACGTGGGTAGCTGTCAGTTCCAGTAACCTAGGTTGTAGTGCAATCTCCAGCTAACCCTCTCAACAATCAATATAGCATAAATACAATAAGAGAACACAAATATGGCATTAACAAAAATACTCAGCGCAAGCGTATCAAACATAGCTTCAATCATTCTGAACGATATTTCGTCACAGTTTGACGGGGTGAAGTCTGTATTTCCATTAGTTCTAGAACAGACAAGCATAAATACTATCGTTGATAGTAAAGATTTAGAAGTTGTAGTTAACGGACAACGGTTAGCCCCGTACGTAACTACATATACGTATCCTTGGATTAATCCATATGATTCGTTCAAAGGATTCAAAGTTAGTGGTAGCAATCTTATAATTTACAATGCGCCTTATATCGGCGACACTGCATTTTTGAAGTTGACACCCGTGTCTGCAACTAAGCAGACGAGAAGATACCCGTTTTCAGCGACAACAATCGCATTAGGAGATTAATTAAATGGCAAAACACGTAATATTAGAGAGTTATACATTCACACCGTCAACTCGCACACTGGTAGTAACTGGTAAAAACATTCGCAGAGAGCAATTGTTATTGATTACTAATACCACTACTGGTACGGTAATTTATAACTTTTCTGATCCTTCATTACTTGCAACTGCATATACAAATGCAGTAGACAGCGTAACGGGACAAGAGACAACTACGGTAGTATTAGCTTACAACACCGTGTCAATGTCTGCTACTGACAAAATTGCAATAATGACTGAGGAAACTTACACCGAGATCACTCCATCGGAAACAATGCGTGACCCGGTTGACAAGTTACGAGTTAGTACACCCCAGTCACTAATTGACACCGACTTTGAGTATGGTATTCAGTCCACTAAGTGGGAAAGTTTGAACTTACTCAATAATCGTCCTAGTGCATTTTATGACCCTACTACACCTCTCTCTGGTATCACTGGTATCAGTGCCACTGCAAAAGTAGTCACCGTATTATTACCTAGCACCACAGGTATTGCAGTTGGTCAATCGATTTTCGTTCAAGGTACGTTAGACCCCGTTAACGGTGATGGCTGGTGGCTAGTTGAGTCGGTTTCTGCTAACGTCAACTTTACGTTTACGGTAACTAATACTCCGGCAGCAGCACTGTGGGACGCTACTAAATCTTACATTTATGCTGGTACTTTCTACACCGGCGCTGCATTACCAGCAGCCACTAGTGCCATTGTTATTGCCACCGGTGTTGCCACTGTTACTACTACAAATGCTCATGGACTGCGAGTTGGTGATGGCATTTATGTAGTTGGAACAACTGGAGCAACTGGTACTCTAAACAGTACTTGGATTATTGCAACTACTCCAACTAACAATACATTTACTTTTGCTACGGCAGCAACCGGCACTATCACTGCTGTAGTTAACGCAACGATCTACCCTAGGGCCGCTGGTTATGTGCAACACCGAGCATTTGACGGGGGCGTACAGTTTACCAATGTAACCCCATGGCATGGCTACCAAGTTGTTCGTCAGACTCGCCGCTACTTTAGATATCAATCTGGTAAAGGTATTCAGTTCTCAACCGGTAGTAGCTTGAAGCCACAGCTGTTACTTGATGGTATTACATCATCTGGTACCACTGTAACCGTACAGACTAAGTTCGCGCATGGTTTAATGCCTGGTGCAACAGTTAAAATCTCCGGAGTAAACGAAACTGCCTACAACGGTACCTTCACAGTGCTAACAGCACCATCTGCAATTACATTTACATATGCTGCATTAACTGCTCCATCTGCAACTCCTGCAACTGGCTTTCCGATGTATGCTTCGCCAAATACTTGGTACGGCAGTTCCAACCGTGTTGGTATGTTTGACTTTCAGAACGGATTCTACTTTGAGTACGATGGTCAAACACTATATGCAGTTCGTAGAAACAGTGTACGACAAATCTCCGGTAACTCAGCCGTAACAGCGGGTAGTCAATTAGTAACAGGTACTATTAGTAAATTCTCAAGTGAACTAAAGCCCGGTGACTATGTTGTTATTCGCGGTATGAGCTATCTAGTACAACAAATCACCAGCGACACACAAATGTATATCTATCCAGAATATCGCGGTGTTACTGCAACTGCTTGCCAGGTATCTAAAACAATAAACACTCGTTATGCACAAAGCGCATGGAACATTGACAAGATGGACGGTACTGGCGCTAGTTTGACTACACTAGACTTGGCCAAGATGCAGATGTTCTACATCGACTATACATGGTACGGCGCAGGTGCGATTCGCTTTGGATTTAAGAACAATCGTGGCGAAATTATTTACTGCCACAGAATCCCCAACAACAATGTTAACTATGAAGCGTATATGCGCTCTGGTAACTTGCCTGCTCGTTATGAAGTTAACTCAACTCCATATCAGACAAACTTAACTGCTACTCTGGCCAGCACTTCGCTTGTTGGTTCCACTATCAGCGTAGCAGATGCAAGTCTATGGCCAAGTTCAGGCACCGCGGTGTTGACACAGGCAGCAGCAACTGGTGCGGTTATTGAGTATGTAACTTATTCTGCAAAAACCAATACTACACTGACTGTTCTTGCTCGTGGTGTGACTGGTGGCGGAGCAGCAACTACCTTTACATACAGTGCAACTGCACCTATATCAGTTGAGTTATACGCTCCTCAAAATGCAAGCACTATTAGTCATTGGGGTTCATCTGTTATTATGGACGGTAGATTTGACGATGACAAATCATTTGTGTTTAACGCAGGTATGACTTCTACATTGACTAATGCAACAATCAACGTTCGTTATGCACTGATGAGTATTCGCTTAGGCCCCACGGTAGACAACGGATTGACTGGTTTACTAGGTGCCCGTGAAATTATCAATCGTATGCAGTTAACTATGCGCTCCATGGATGCTTATACTAGCGGTTCAGGTTTTAGAATTGAGCTGGTTCTTAATGGTCGTCCGGCATCGGGCACTTTTGCATCCGTTGGCGGATCCAGTCTAGCTCAGGTTTCTTACCATGCTCTTAATACTGTAATTACTGGCGGCGAAAGCATTTACGGATTCTTTACTAACTTAGCAGGTGCAACTAGTCAGGATTTGAACTTAGTTCGTGATATCGGCACTAGCATCTTAAGTGGCGGTATATCATTGACTGTTCCTACTACTGCGGCCGGCCTATACCCAGACGGTCCAGATGTTATCACTATTGTTGCAACTGCACTGGGTGCAACAAGTTCTATTAACGCTCGTATTTCTTGGACTGAAGCTCAGGCCTAATCACAGGAATACTCAATGTCAAGTAGAAATAGTTTACAACATACTGTATCCGCGACTGCCCCCGTTGGTGCAGCACTAGGTGATGAATGGTATAACTCCACTACCAACTTACTGTACAAGCGTATGGCGGTTGCCGGAGTCCCTCAATGGGCTACAATCACCGCAGGAGCTAGTACAACAGCAAGTACAGTGGTTGTTCCTACTAATATCTCAGAAAAGATTAATAGAACAATTACTAATCAGGCTGGCTATACTATCACTAGTACACTAAGTGCGACACTAGTATTGCCATCTACTGCGGGATTCATGTATATTATACACTCGATTTACATTACTAACATTGATGCAGCACTGGCCGCAACTACGCAAGTTAGTGGTAGCATAGTATTTGCATCACCGATTTCTACTGTCTCTTTTGCAAACAAGATACCTATTCCAGCAAGGGCTGCACTAGAACTTCTTCGTAAACCGCAATTATTGAATCCGGGCGATGTGATAAATTTACAGTCATTAACTTCCGGTACTGGTGCCAACAGCCTGTTAGCCTCAACTATAACATACGAACAAGTACCATCAGCTGGCAACTACTTTGGAGTTGGAGTAAGTGCAGCTAACGTTGTAGGTGATATATATACTGCAACTGGCACGGGCGCAGTAATTGACAGCATTAGATTAGCAAACAGTAGTGATTTGGGTGATATTGCAATAACATTGACGTGGACTGATGCATCTAATGTTACACAATCTACATTGACTAACAGCTTTATTGTTCCTGCTAACTCTACTGTAGAGTTATGTGAAAGTTCCAAACGTATTCCTGTTGGACATAAAATTAGAGCAGTATCAACTACTGCATCAGCCGTGAGCGTGTTTATCTCTGGTAGGACACAGTAATGGCTGGTGGGATTTATAGGCTCAATCAAGCCGTAGAGCAGCAGATCGACGGTGTATGGCCTGTAGTTGCGAAATACCCACTAGTAAATTCACTTACCCCGGTTATATCAGGCGGTACTGCTACCGGGTCAGTATTAACATGCAGTACTGGCTCATGGACGGGTGCAGCATCCTACAGCTACCAATGGTACAACAACGGAGTGGTGATAGCTGGCCAAACAGCTAATACGTATACTATATTGGTAGGTGATGTGGGTTTTACCATCACTTGCCGTGTATCAGCAATTGATTCTCCATTCACTACTACATCGGTAGCTATTTCAAACAGTATTGTTGCCGTTTCCTACAACATCGCTGGCCAAATAACTTTACTTGCCACCACTAGCTGGACGGTTCCGACGGGGGTTACTTCAATAAGTTTTGTTGCAATCGGAGCCGGCGGAGCCGGCGCCCAAGGCGACTCAACTGGTTTTGCCGGTGGCGGCGGCGGCGGCGCCTTGGTGTATCGCAATAATGTTACAGTAACCCCGGGTCAAACTGTAACGGCTAATATTACGTATTATATATCATCCTTTGTGACTGTTACCGGAGTAACTTCTACTGCCGGCGCTGGGAAAAACGGCCTCAACGCCGCCGGCAGCGCAGCACCCGGCGCCCCATCAGGTACGTATGATGTCGGGTTCAGTGGCGGCAGTGGCGGCAGCATTGCCGGCGGAACATATGGTGGCGTCGGCGGCGGTGGAGGCTGTGCCGGCTATTACAGCAATGGCGGCGCCGGCGGATCTACTACTGGTATTAGTATATACGTTGCACCTGGTATCTCTATAGGCGGCGGCGCCGGCGGCAATGCCTATTATACTACATCCGGCGCCAGTTCTCTTATTACGGGCGGGGGAGGAGGAGGTGTAGGCTTATTTGGTGGTAGTATAACTGCCGGTGGCCCTAGTCAAGGTGGCTCCGGTGGCACTGCCGGCGGCCTTGGCTACCCTTACGCCACCGGAGCCACCTCAGGTAGCGCTGGCACCTACGGTGCCGGTGCTGGTGGCTCAAAAAATAGCACATCGGCTACTGCGACCGTACAAGCGTATGGCCCAGGCGCCGTCAAAATTATTTGGGGTGTTAACCGTGCTTTCCCATCCACTGGAATGTCGGATCAAGCATCCGGTGCCCCCACAGTAGCGACTGTAAACTATGCAACAATAACGGTACAGCGCGGTGCCTCCCTGACTTCAATTATACCCGTAGTTGCTGCTGGCGGATCAGTTGGTACATTTACTTATTCTATTAGTCCGGCACTACCTACCGGTTTAACCTTATCTACCTCTACCGGGGCAATAACAGGTAGTACCGCAGCAGCAGTAAGTTCAACCATATATACTGTTACAGCTAGTGATGGGACTGTAGTATCAGCCTCCTTTACACTGAATATTACAGCAGCAGCACCTTTAGCCGGAACATTATTTAACACTAATTACACTTTACCTCAGTGGTCAACTACGTCAATTATACCATTTACTGCATCAGGTGGCACCGGCCCGTATACCTATTCAGTACGCCCTGCTCTCTCCGTTGGTCTATCACTTAATTCGTCTACTGGACAGATTACTGGTGCTCCATCTACGTTTTATGATAGTACACCCTGCCTTATTACGGCAGTAGATCAAGACTTGAACCAGGTTACCGCATCGACTTCGATTCGGGTTACTTACGCAGCAGCCGGAGCCGGCCCCATAGTTGAATACTTAGTTGTGGCCGGCGGCGGCGGCGGCGGCGCTATTGCCGGCGGTGGCGGCGGCGCCGGAGGCTATCTTACTGCCACCGGCTACCAAACATTACAAGGCATTCCTATTACAGTGACAGTCGGCGCCGGAGGCCCCGGGTCAGCTTCAACTTCGGGTACTGTAGGATTTAATAGCGTATTTGGAACTATAACTGCAACCGGCGGTGGCGGTGGCGGCTACGGTGCGGCGCTCGCCGCCGGTGGCGCCGGCGGATCCGGTGGCGGAGGTGGCTACGGTGGGGCCGGTGGCGCAGCCTCACCCGCAGGGCAAGGCAAGGTTGGCGGAACCGCCCCAGCTGGCGGCTTTGTAGGCGGTGGCGGGGGCGGAGCTGGAACGGTCGGCGTCGCCGGCTTGTCGTCTAGCAACGGCGGCAATGGTGGCATCGGTTTAAGTTCATCTATATCCGGCTCGGCAGTGAATTATGCTGGTGGCGGAGGTGGTGGAACTATCTTTACTGCGGTAGGTGGTACCGGTACATATGGCGGCGGCTCTGGTGGTTACAGTGGTGGCACATTGGGCGTTGCTGGCACTGCTAATACCGGCGGCGGCGGCGGCGCCGGAGGGAATAATAACCCAATCAACGCATCTACTAGCCAACCGGGAGGTTCCGGCATCGTAATCATCCGGTATGCAAACTCAAGTGCATTAGCAGTATCAACTACCGGTAGTCCAACGTATTTGAACTCCGGTGGTTATCACATTTATACATGGACTACTAGCGGGTCTATCACATTCTAACATAGTAATACAGTATATTAAATAATTATCAGCACCAAGTATCTCAGTAAATACTTGATGCAAAAAACACTTCACTTCTTATCAGGCATTCCCCGTTCGGGTTCAACGGTACTTGCTGCAATTCTTAATCAAAACCCACTTACTCATGTCAGCACTACATCGGGTCTAGTTCACGCACTAGACGGACTAGCTAATACTTGGCACAGTGCTGGCCTACTGAACGAAACAGACGCAGACCGTTCTAAACTAGCTGCTACTATGCGTGGTACAATCGATGCATTTTACAGCGATATTGATAAACCAGTTGTTATTGACAAATCACGAGGCTGGCCTATTGCTCAAATTATGCAAGCAATGGCACAAGTGCTACAACATGCACCTAAAATCATCGCTACAGTACGCTCAGTTCCTGACTGTGCTGCAAGTTTTATTCGTGTAGCAAAGCCTGTTGACTTAGATGAATTTATGCAATCAGGTCAACTAATGGATCACTTGAAAGCAGCATACATCTCGTTGCAAAATGGATACAACTTTGCTCCTGAATGTTTTCTGTTCGTAGAGTACGACGACCTAGTGCGCGATCCTAAAACTGAACTCGCAAGAGTACATGCTTTCTTGGGACTACCTGACTTTGAATATGACTTCAATAACATTGACGGTTCTTCTGTGTCAGAAGATGATGAGAACTTGCATGGTCATGCTGGTATGCATGATGTTAAACCCGTATTAGAACGTCAACACAATCAAGACCCAAGAGAACTATTGAAGCATCATTATCCTACGTTCTGTCAAGGTGAGTTCTGGCTAGAGCATCCACGCACTATACCTGAAATACATGACCTTGATTTGCAGCTAGCAGCTAGCACTACGGGTGACTTTGCTGAAGGTTGGCGCCTGACACAAAAGCTAGAAGCTGAAGAACCAAACAATCATCGTGCAGCATACAATCGTGGTTGGTATCTATTGCGTCAGGGACAGATTCAAAAAGGTTATCAGTTGATGGATCGCGGCCGACTATCCGGCGTGTTCGGCAATAGTAAGCCTGATGTTCCTACTCCGCACTGGGACGGCAAAAGCAAGGGCATTGTATTATTGTACTTAGAAGGTGGATTAGGAGATCAGATTCATCAGATCCGATATGCAAAGAATATTGCAGATCGTGGATGTAAAGTCATTGTAGCTTGCTCGGGCCAACTGGCTTCGTTATTCTTTAATGCAGAAGGTGTATCTAGTGTGATCCAACATGAAGCAGTGTTCGGTATCTATCATGACTTTTGGGTAGCTGGCATGAGCGCAGTTGTACCACTTGGATTTGAATTAGCAGATATCAGCGGCAAGCCGTATCTAGCTAAGCCTAATGTGATAAAAGGGCACAAGAAACGAATCGGTCTACGTTGGCAGGGCAACAGTCAGTTCGAACATGAGCATCACAAAAAGTTCCCGTTCTACTTAATGTTTGACGCAGTAAAAGACGCTGATGTTGAGTTTATTAGTTTGCAACGTGATGAAGGTGCAGAAGCATGTCCGTACTGGGTTAAGCAAGTCCCGCTCAACTCATGGGATGACACTCGCGCAGCTATCGCAAGTTGCGACCTAGTGATTAGCTCTTGTACATCAGTTAGTCACTTAGCTGGCGCAATGGGCGTTGATACTTGGGTAGTGACTCCAATCATGCCCTACTTCATGTATGCACTAGAGGGCGAAAAGACCCCATACTATGCCAGTTTCACACTATTTAGACAAGAATCGTTTGGTGACTGGACTATACCTTTTATCAAAATGAAAGAACGCTTGTCAATTAGTTACCCTAAACTGAAACTTTTAGGATAAATTACTAAACCCAGCTTGATAAATACTGTATGAAGAATTTATCAACTGGGTATTATTATGGCTGAAACAAACACAAAAGGCTGTCTAACAGCAGGGGAAGTTTACGAACGACAAGTTGCTGGGGTGTGGCCTACTACTACCGCTGGTCAAGCTGCGTACACCACTCCGGGTACGTTCTCGTGGACAGCACCGGCCGGGGTTACTAGTGTTTCGGTTGTTGCTGTCGGTGGCGGCGGATCTGGCAACGGCAGTGCCGGTGGAGCCGGTGCCGGCCTAGGATGGAAAAACAATATTACAGTTATCCCGGGTCAATCCTACACGGTAGTAGTAGGCGTAGCTGGAACCCGCAGCGCAAGTGTCGCAACCGCAATGGCAGGGGGAGATAGTTATTTTATCGATGCAACTACAGTAAAAGGTGGTGGCGGCGCCGGTATTACGACCGGTGGTACCTACGTCGGCACCGGTGGCGGCAATGGAGGCGCAAGTTCTCTTGAGAATGCCGGCGTTGCTTATGGCGCTGGCGGCGGCGCCGGCGGCTATATTGGTAACGGCGGCGCCGGCGGATATAGTAGTGCAGGTTTAACTGGTACCGGCGGCGGCGGTGGCGGGGGTGCTGCCGGTGGAGGCAGCGGCGCGGGTGGCGGCGTTGGCATATTAGGTCAAGGGGCAAATGGCGCCGGTGGTACCTACTCCGGTGGCGGCGGCTTCGGCGGAAGCGGTGGAGTTCAGGGTAGCTCTCCCTACCCGGGCGGTAATTACGGTGGAGGAAGTGGTGCGGCGAATGTCGTTAACCCAGGGGCCGGTGGACCAGGTGCAGTTCGAATTATCTGGGGCACTAGCCGTGCCTTCCCGAGTATACTTACCGCTAATTTATAATAGAAATATTTCTAAATAACGCAACACAAAGAATAAATACATAACAGCATTTTATTAAAGGAAAACAAAATGGCACTATTCGTACAAATTATCGACGGCGAAGTTAAGCAAGTTTGGGACTCTACCCCGCCGGCCGGCGAAGCAGGTTGGGTTGACGCAGTTGAAGTTCGCGCTCCTATTCAATCAGGACGTCAGGGCTACACTGCACATCGTTATGATTTGACAACTACTCCAGTTCAAATCATCTGGGATACATATGATATCACAGTCGAACAGCGTAAAGCAGATATGTCAGCTAATGCAGGATTCGCATTCCAACAAGTTCTACAAGAACAGGCTCGCAATCCAGAATCTTACAGTGCAGAGCAAGTGGAAGTAGCACGTTTGGCAATGGTTGCTAAACAAGATGCAATTGCCGCAGCTACGACACACGACGAGCTAGACGCATTAGTCTAATGATTTACTTCTTAAGTGGCTTGCCACGATCGGGCTCAACATTGTTGGGTTCGATATTGAATCAAAACCCAGATGTTTATGTTTCACCAACAAGTCCTTTATTGGACTTGTTGTGCCTACAGAACGAAGCATTGAACAGGGTTAAAGAACAATATACATTTGATGATGTAAAGCAATCGGAATCGATTTACAACGCATTGCCAAAGGCTTTTTACCAGCATATAACCAAACCCCACATCATTGACAAGCACAGAGCTTGGGCACGAAATGTTATGCCAGCACAGATGCACATTAGTAGTGACCCCAAAGTCATTTGCACCTATCGGCCTGTTGCTGAAGTTGTGGTTAGTTTTCTAAAGCTAGTTAACAAAGACCCCAACAACTTTATTGATGCTGCATTGCGAGAAAAGCGTATAGCTATTACTACTGAGAATCGTGCAAAAGAGTTGTGGGAAGGCTATATCAGCGATCCATGGCAAAGTCTGCAAATAGGATTAGAGAACTACAAACAGAACTTGTATTTCGTTTCATACAGTGAGTTAATTGCCGACCCTACCATTACTATTGACGGTGTCTATGACTTTCTTGGCATAGAGCGGTATCAGCATGAATTTGACAACATCAGCAACAGTTGCGGCGAATCAAAAGACGCCGCATGGGGACTCAAAGACCTACATACTATCAGACCTAAACTAGCTAAAACTAGTGATGATCCTGTAACCGTGTTAGGTGAGAATTTGTGTAAATACTTTAATCAATTTGATATTAAACGAGTATAACACATGACCAACAAGACCTCTCTCACATTAACGCAAGCGTACAGCAAGCAATTAAGCGGCACTTGGCCTACTACTTGGTATGTCCCGCCGCAGTATTTATGGGCCTGGGGTACTAATGCTTATGGTAGGCTGGGACTAGGTGATACTACTAATCGTTCAAGTCCGGTGCAAGTTGGCGCACTTGGCACCTGGTCAGTTATTTCAGCTGGGGTTCTAGTAACGGCCGCAATTAAAAAAGATGGCACATTGTGGTGCTGGGGTTCTAGTAACGGACAAGGTGCAGTAGGTGACGGTACAACCTCACCTAGATCCAGCCCAACTCAAGTAGGTGCATTGACCAGCTGGACGTTAGTTGCAGCATGCGGTCAGAGCGTTAATGCGATTAAAAATAACGGAACCCTTTGGGCCTGGGGATGGAATGGTTATGGTATGCTAGGCGACGGGACAGTGATTAGTAAATCCAACCCCGTGCAAGTGGGTATATTGACTAACTGGCTGACGATAGCATCCGGTCGATATCAAGTTATTGCAACAAAAACAGATAATACACTTTGGATTTGGGGTAAGAACAACGTCGGACAGCTAGGCCTAGGTGACACTATATCCCGATCTAGTCCAGTACAAGTAGGTGCACTGACTACCTGGAAATCAGGTTTTGCTGGTGGCCAAAATTCAATGGTGATCAAAACAGATGGGACACTATGGGCTTGGGGTATTAACACCTGGGGTCAACTAGGGCTAGGTGATACCATCAGCCGGTCCAGCCCAGTGCAAGTGGGTCTACTAACTACATGGCAGACGGCCGACGGCAACGGAGAGACTGCTATAGTTGCATCCCGAACAGATGGTACTGTTTGGACTTGGGGCAGAAACCTCGGCGGTGGACTTGGTCTAGGTGACACTATTAGTCGTTCTAGTCCGGTACAAGTTGGCTCGTTGACTAACTGGCTGTTAGTTTCTAGTAGTGGGTATTCAGCAGTAGCAATCAAAACAGACGGTACCCTTTGGACCTGGGGTAGCAACTACTATGGCCAACTAGGTCAAGGTAATACTATTGACCGATCTAGCCCGGCACAAGTTGGGGCTGCAGCCGCGTGGCAGTCGGTGTCAGGCGGATATAACTGGTGTGTCGCAATCTCCAACTAAAATAAATTTCAACATCAGGTAACTTAGTAAATACTTGACAATGAAATTAAACTTAGGCTGCGGGTACAATCAGTTACCTGGATATATTAATGTAGACCATGACCCAATCTGTAAACCAGATGTAGTTGCTGATCTGGAAGCAACTCTTCCATTCGAAGATAACTCGGTAGATGAGATTTATCTGCACCACGTGTTAGAACATCTGGGTCAGACAACCAAAACATACTTCAGTGTATGGAAAGAGTTCTATAGAATTCTCAAAGATCAAGGTGTAATCAGAATCATAGTGCCGCATTGGCAACATGAAAACTTTCATCACGATCCTACGCATGTACGCAAAGTAACACCCGTTGGAGTAGATATGTTCAGTCAAGCACGCAACATGAACACTATCCGCACGGGTGGCAATGAGACTACATTGGGTCTTCAACTTGGAATTGACATTGGTGTAACTGAAGTTGGTTATGATCTAATGCCGGACTTTGAAAAGATGATGCAAGGCCAGTCATCCCATGTAATAGAGCATGAAGCGAACAAGTATAACAATACTTGCTATCAAGTTCAAATCAATGCAAAAGCACACAAGCCCCCAAGGAGCACACTATGATTTTTGACAAGAAAGTTATTATCATTGATGACTTCTACACTGATCCATATGCAGTACGTCAAATAGCATTAAATGCAGAGTATGAAGATGTACCGGGTATCAAGAATTATCCAGGTAATAATTCAGTTAAGTCATTCTGGAGTGATGAACTAACTGAACTAGTGTGTAGAGCGACAGGTGAGAACATTGAACCAGAACCTAGTTCCAGTTGTGGTCATTTCAGATACACTCCTGCTGCTGCTTCCTCTAGGCAAATCATTCACTTTGACCCTAAGCCAACTCAGTGTTGGGCTGGTGTAGCATATCTCAGTTTACCCGAACACTGTATCCCTGATGCCGGTACTAAGATATACTCACACAAGCGCACTGGTATTAGCACCGCACCCAAAGATCATATTGAATCAAGTATCATTGGTGTGCGTACTGTAGAAGATATGAAAACTTTCTTCGAAACTGAAGGACTAGATGAATCACTATGGCAACCCGAATTAACAGTTGAAATCAAATTCAACCGATTAGTACTGTTCAGACCTTGGTTATGGCACGGAATCTCTAATCACTTCGGAACTGATGTTACCGACAGCAGATTAACTCAGCTAATATTTCTGCAACCTAAAGGATAAAAACATGAAAAAAATTCTCATCATGGGCCTACCCGGGGCCGGCAAAACATTCTTAGCAAGCGAGGTTAAGAAGCAACTACAAGAGAATGGTTGTACTGTGGATTGGTTCAATGCCGATGTTATTAGGCAGCAGAATGATGACTGGGACTTTAGCCCAGAAGGTCGAGTTCGACAGTCACTCAGAATGAAAGAGCTAGCAAAGAATTCTACTGCCGATTATGTTATATGTGACTTTGTTGCCCCACTCATTGAAATGAGAACCAACTTTGCCGCAGACTGGACTATCTGGGTAGACACTATTAATGAAGGTCGATATGCAGACACTAACAGTGCATTTGTCTCACCGACTACCTATGACTTCAAAATAACCGAGCAAGATGCAGTAAAGTGGGCTAAGTTCATCGTTGAACATATGTTCGCAAAGAAAGCTACAAGTGATGAATCAATTATTCGCAGTTTGGTGAAAGCAGTTAGTTGGCGCATTACTGGGACATTGTCTATCTTTGCCATCAGCTATGTAGTCGCGGGCGATATCGTAGTATCCAGCACAATCGCATTTATTCAATTAATCTGGAACACCGGGCTATACTTAGTGCATGAAAGAATTTGGAATAGGGTAACCTGGGGCAAATAGCAACTTGCATTCAGTGGTTAACTATGTTATGATATCGTCAATGGACAATACACTTAACTTATTTTATTCACGCGAAGCCCAAATTGAGAATGCATACATCATTACGGTAAAAGGTAATGAGTCATCCGAAAAATACTCTGCCCGATGCAGAAACTCATGCGACCAAGTGGGTATGAAGTACAAAGTTTGGGATGCATTTGACGGTACTAGGGGTCCGATCACTACACCGGATCAATGCATAGATGATTCGTTCATGCGCTTACTCAAAGTAACAGACCACTATCTTACCCGAGGGGAAGTTGCTTGCGCATTAAGTCACATCAGTCTATGGGTTCATTGTGCGAAGATTGACAAGCCTATTATCATCTTAGAACATGACAGTATCATGGTTCAACGAATTGAAGCATTGAACACATATAATTCAATTGTATATCTAGGTGGCAGTGAATGGGCAGAGCAACGTTGGCCTATGTATCACGTCCCTCCTTTTGCAAGTGAAGGCCCTAACTACTTGTTTATCTGTCGCGCACACGCCTATGCAATTGATCCTGTGGTTGCTAAGAATCTACTTGCCCATGTGTTGAAGATGGGCATTCACGCCCCACTAGATATCATTATGAAAGCTGACTTGTTCAATATCTCGCATCAGGGCTTGTTTGCTTATGATAAGAATATCGATCTTGTTAATGACACAACTATCAAGTCTCGTCCTACAGCAGGCAGAACAACTGACCGTAACGACAACCTATCGACTTAATATGTATAAATTTAGCATGGATTTTAACATGGGCAGAGGCGCGATGCAAAACATCAGCACCTTGGTATCTACTTACGGTGTACCAAGCACAGTGATTGAAGTTGGAGTGTTTGAAGGTGGTACTACGTTTTGGATTAGTGAGCAGCTAGCGAAGACTAATCAAACAGCACGTGTATACGCAATCGATCCGCACGTTGGTAGCAATGATATGAGCGAAGATTTTAATGTAATCCAGCAGAACTTTGCATACAACTTAGCAGCACACCCTGCTAAAAATGTAACTTACATTCAGAAGCACAGCAAAGACGGACTGATTGATTTAATCAATGCAGGCGTAAAAGCTGAACTAATCTACATCGACGGTGATCATAAAGCTGCTGAAGTATTAACTGACTTGGTACTATCTTGGGAGCTACTTAAAGTCGGTGGCATCATATTATGTGATGATACTACTACTTGGAAGTACAAAGACATTAACGGAACACAATCTGCTCAAATGAGTCCTAGGCTTGCAGTTGAAACCTTCATTCAGTGCAACTGGCATAAACTAAATGTATTGAGCATTCCGGATGGGGCACAGACTGCCTTCATTAAAATTCAAGAATAACATACTAATTCTCAGCCGACCCTAGCATACTGATAAGTAGTTATCTAATGAACGTGTTCCAACTTAACTATACTGCTAGACTCCAGCAATGGTATGATCTACGCACTAGGCTTATAGGCCTAAACATGCTTGAAAAATGTATCGAAATCGATAATTGGTGGCAAAAAGCTCCATTAGTAAATCACCATTTACATCTGTTGGATAGTCTAGCATGGCCCGGTCCCTGGGACCTTTTGGAAGAAAATACCTACTGTACGGTTGCAAGAGCGCTAGGGATGTGTTATACTCTACTATTGATCGGTGTAGAAGACATTGAACTAGTCGAAGCGACTGATCCGCAAGGGGAAGATATGGTACTAGTCCTGGTCGACCGCGCTAAGTATGTACTTAATTATTGGCCCGATACCGTAGTAAATAACTGTTCAACCGATTTTACAGTAAAACGTCATGTAGACGTATCCGCAATCAAATTAAAATTATAATAGGCAATTATGAACATTAACGTAGTTAAACGTAACGGGGAAATTGTTCCCCTCGATATTTCGAAAATACAAAGGCAGGTAGCACACGGGTGCAGGGGTATTGATAACGTCAGTCCTAGTATGATTGAAATCAAGGCTCAGATCGAGGTACGCGATGGAATGAGTACAAAAACCATCGATGAACTACTATTAAAAGCAATGGTTAACCTGATCGATGAGAGTGAAAACAGCGACATTAACAATGTGAATTATCAGTATGTAGCAGGCAGGCAGAAGGTCAGTATGCTACGTAAAGAGGTATACGGTACATATGATCCTCCCTCACTGTATGATATCGTAGTCACTAATATCGCAGCGGGTATGTACACCACTGCCCTACTTGAGTGGTACACCAAAGAAGAATGGGATATCATTAACCTGTTTCTTGACCACAGCAAGGACGAAAATTACACTTACGCAGCTATCGCTCAATTAACCGAAAAGTACTTAGTGCAAAACCGTGCTACTGGTCAAATCTTTGAGAGCCCACAGATTCGGTATGCAATCGCAGCCGCCACTGCCTTCCACGCAGAACCAAAAGACAAGAGATTGAAGTATGTCAAAGAGTATTACGAATGCGCAAGTGATGGTCAGTTTACTCTTGCTACCCCTGTTCTCGCTGGCCTTGGTACTACTACTAAGCAGTTTTCTAGTTGCGTACTTATCTCTAGCGATGATACACTTGACTCTATTTTCGCCTCGGGTGAAATGATGGCCAAGTATGCTAGCAAACGTGCTGGCATTGGGTTAGAGATTGGTCGCATTCGCCCTCTTGGCGCAGCAATTCGTAACGGTGAAATCAAACACACGGGTATGATTCCTTTTCTTAAGAAATGGTTCTCTGACTTGCGTAGTTGCAGTCAAGGTGGCATTCGCAATGCGTCATGCACCGTTACATTCCCGGTATGGCACTACCAGTTCGAAGACCTCATAGTACTAAAGAACAATCAAGGCACCGAAGAAACTCGCGTTCGTCAAATGGACTACAGTGTTGTAGTCAACAAGATGTTCTGGAATCGTTATCGCAACAATGAAAACATCACCCTGTTCGATCCGCATGAAGTGCCTGATCTGTATGAAGCATACTACCGAGACAGTGATGAGTTTACTAAGTTGTACGCATCGTATGAAGCTAGAAACGATATCAAGAAGAAAGTCCTGCCCGCAGTAGAAATCTTCAAGAACGGTATTCTAAAAGAACGCACCGACACCGGTCGCATCTATCTAGTGAATATCGACAATGTTATCAATCAAGGTCCGTTCGATACTAAAGTAGATCCAATCTATCAATCTAATTTATGTCTTACCGGTGATACTACGATTCAGATTATGGATACTAATAAAACTATTCACTCAATCTCTCTTGAGGATTTTGTCAATAAATTTGATGCTGGTTATATGTCAAATATAAAAGTTAGAAGTTCAAATATCTTAACTGGTGAAGTAACTTGGAATGCAGTGAGTAACGCCGCTAAAACAGCAACAGTCACTGAATTAATTGAAATCGAAGATGAATCTGGTAAAATTATTAGATGTACATTGGATCATCAGATATATACTACAAATCGTGGTTATGTTAGAGCCGGCGACTTAGTAGAAACTGACGAGTTATGTGTTGAAATTTGATTACCAAGAATAAATACATATAAGGAAATTATATGTATACAGAACTTTACGAGAAATTAATTGATAATGCAAGAAAAGAAAACAGAATGAGAGATCAGGGAACTTACTATGAACGACACCATATTGTTCCTGATTTTTTATTTAAGAATAGAAAAAGAACAGGTCCTAAAGGAAATCTAGATGGTAATCCTGACAGCGTAGGAAACATCGTCTTACTGACTTTCTCTGAGCATTTAATGGCTCATTATTATTTGTATGAGATATATAAAGAAACTAGATATGAATACTCTGCTGGTTCTGCCCTACAATTCTTTTTTGTTAAGGCAACTAGTAATCACAAAAGACAGGTTAATTTATCTGAGATTGATGGGAAGTTTCTTAAGGACATGGACCATTTGAGGCTACTTGGTAACGAGTGTATTAGTAAAGCACGAAAAGGAAAGATGCCAGTAGTTAATGCTATTACTAGGGAAAAACAAGGATCGGTGCGCATAGACCACCCAAATGTATTGTCGGGTGAATGGATTCATCATAGCAAAGGTATCCCTGGAAAATCCGGTAGAGATATGACTGGTACTAAAAATGTCAACTTCAAAGAACTTACTCAGGATCGAAGAGAAAGAATGTGGAAATGTGTTTCAGTATCATGTCAAGAAGGATATCTAAAATTAAATTTATTACAAGAGTCTATGAAAAGAGAATTTATTGAATTTAAGAAAATTTCGTTAGCTTGGATTAGTAATAAATTTGGTTCTTTGAAAAACTTAATTGAAGAAACTAATAAAAATATGAATCTTACCATTAAGTACGATCCATATCATAGAAGTATATCGCACCGAAAGATTGCAGAGGAAAATTCAGCAAAACATCGATGGTATAATAACGGAATAACTAACGTCAGAGTAACAGATGAAAAAGAATTTTGTAAAGAAAATCCAGAATTTGTCCAAGGAAGAATAAAAATATGATAAAAATTAAAAAAATTAAAGTAGAGCCTACTGACGTATATGATATCACTGTACCAGAAACCGAGTGTTTTTTTGCCAACGATATTTTAGTTCATAACTGCCAAGAGATTCTATTACCTACTAAGCCTTTCCAACGTATTGAAGATGAGTCCGGCCGCATTGCCCTCTGCACACTTGGCTCAATCAATTGGGGTTCATTCAAGTCACCACAAGAAATACGTAAGTGCTGTAGAGTTCTTGTTCGTAGCCTGAGTAATCTATTAAGCTACCAAGACTTTCTATCTATTCAAAGCAAGTTGGCTAACGATGACTTTGAACCACTGGGTGTTGGTATTACTAACCTAGCTTACTGGCATGCACGTAAAGGATTTAAGTACGGTGAACCAGAAGCACTTGCAGAAGTTAAGCGTTGGATGGAACATCAGGCATACTATCTAACTGAAACTTCGGTTGAGTTAGCACAAGAGCGCGGTGCTTGCAAGCGTAGCGAATTCACTTACTACGGTAAGGGTGTGTTTCCTTGGGAACGTAGGAACAAGGGAGTAGACGAACTAACCAGTTTCGCTCCAAGTATTAATCTAGACTGGGAAGGCTTGCGCCAAAAGCTATTGCAATATGGCATCAGAAATGCTACACTAATGGCTGTTGCACCTGTTGAAAGTTCTAGTGTTGTGTTGAACAGCACGAATGGTATTGAAATGCCAATGGAACTTATCAGTGTCAAAGAAAGCAAAGCGGGTAGCTTTGTTCAAGTTGTTCCCGAGTACAAGCGTTTGAAGAATCGTTATCAAATGATGTGGGAGCAGAAGGACTGTGTAGAGTACTTGAAAACTAGTGCGGTGTTAGCTGCATATGTGGATCAGTCATTGTCTACCAACACATTCTACAATCCTGCATTCTTTGATCAAGGCAAAGTACCCGGTACACTGATTGCCAAGAACTTGATGCTTGCATACAAGTGGGGCTTGAAGTCAATGTATTATAGCCTAATTAACAAAGTGGGCAGTAAAGCTGCATTACAAGAGGAAAGCAACATCATTGCTTTCGTTAAGCAAGAACCAATTGAAGAAGAAGAATACTGTGAAAGCTGCGTCCTATGAGTAAAGAACAATACGATTTATCAAAACAAACAAACTACCTCAAGCGCACTATGTTCTTGGACCCGGCAGGTCCAGTTACTGTTCAACGCTTCGAGGAAGTAAAGTACCCACGCATTGCTAAGTACGAAGAAACTGCCCGTGGATTCTTCTGGGTTCCGGAAGAGATTTCACTGACTAAAGACAAGATGGATCACAAGGATTCATCCGATGCTATCAAGCATATCTTCACTAGCAATCTACTACGCCAGACTGCACTTGATTCAATTCAAGGCCGTGCTCCTAGTCAGATTTTCAGCCCTGTTATCAGTATTCCTGAACTTGAAGCACTAGTAGGCAACTGGAGCTTCTTTGAGACTAACATTCATAGTAAGTCATACTCACACATCATTCGTAATGTATACGGAGTACCCAAAGAAGAATTCAACAAGATCCATGATACTAAAGAGATTATTGACATGGCCGCTAGTATCGGTAGATACTATGAAGCACTACACCAACTCAACTGTCGCAAAGAATGCGGAATGCCCGTCACTGAACGTGAGCATATCAAAGCTATCTGGATGGCACTACATGCATCTTATGCGCTAGAAGCATTCAGATTCATGGTATCGTTTGCAACAAGTCTCGCTATGGTAGAGAATCGGATTTACATCGGTAACGGAAACATTATCTCCTTGATCCTGCAGGACGAGTTGCTTCATACAGAGTGGACAGCATGGTTAATCAACAACGTAACCAAAGATGACCCTCGCTTTGCATCTGTAGTAGACGAATGCAAAGTAGAAGTTTATGCATTATACCTAGAAGTTATTGAAGAAGAAAAGAACTGGGCAACCTATCTATTCTCTAAGGGTGTAGTGATCGGGTTGAATGCTGAGATATTAAAAGACTTTGTAGACTTCACGGCTTTCAATCGGTTGAAAGATATTGGCATCAAGTATGCTGAAGGTCATCCTAAGCACAGCCCTATCCCATGGTTTAATAAACATGTAAATCTCAACAAGAAGCAAGCAGCATTACAGGAAACAGAAAGCACATCATACGTCATCGGAGTGATGAGTGATGTAGTAGACTACGACCAACTACCGGTACTATAAAATGACAATGACAGCAATCATTTGGTCGAAAGACTCCTGTCCTTATTGTGTTCAGGCTAAAGCCCTGCTCACACAAAAAGGCATCACGTATGAAGAACGAAACATCATGCATGGTACCTGGACAAAAGAACAACTATTAGAAGCAGTACCAACTGCACGTACATTACCACAAATCTTCTTGAATGAAGAATATGTGGGCGGGTTCACTGAACTCAGAACTAAATTAACAGAAAGCAATAAATGAAATTCGAACAAGGCAAGACCTACACTATTAAATTGAACTCAGGCGAGGAACTTATCGCTAAGGTATCCGGTCTCATTGATGCAAACACCATCGATATCACTGATCCAGTGTCAATTGCTCCCGCTCAAAATGGTATGCAAATGATTCCTAGCATGTTTACCGCCGCCCCCGGTTCTTCAGTAACGCTAAATACTACTAACGTGGTAATGTTCTCAGAGACTGAGGACGGTATCAAGATGAAATACATTGAAGCAACGACCGGTATTAAAGTTCCGGATAAGAAAATATTCTTGGGGTAATATGGCAGCAGTAAGTCGTGTAGGAGATCAGAATCAAGCCGGTGGCGCTATCAAGCGCGGCGCCGACTCGGTGTTTGTTAACGGGGTTGCAATCGGATTGCACGTTAGCGGCATAACTCCTCACGCGCCATGGGACCGTCGTTCACATTCTCCGCATGAAGCAGCTACTACCACTGAGGGTAGTGCTACTGTATTCGCTGAGGGTGTGCCTGTACTTAGAGTAGGATCGGGAAACACTTGCGGTCATAGTATCGTACAAGGCTCACCGGATGTATTTGTACCATGAGCTTGACGGGTAAATACTCTCCTCTCAACTTAAACAGCTTGGGGTCATTAGCGCAGAACATTGGATTGCGAATCAATGCTAATGCCGAACATCACATGGGTACTAGCGATTCATTGTCTGGACATGCAATGGGTACAACCTCACTGAATACTGTTATTAGAATGCTAGTTCATTCTATACGAGAAGGATTTCTAAACGGTAATCTAACCTGCTATGCGGATCTAATATCAATTGGCTCTGCATCTATTCCTGCATTAGGGGATAGCAAGCCCCCTCAGTATTTGCGCACAGCAACTCTTGCCCCTTATCCTAGTGCATCACCGTATGATAGTGAGTACGCTAGCTATGGTTGGTTAAGAACTATTCCTCTGCAAGCGCACTACGAATTCTATATCAACAATGGATCGTACAGTGACTTCCTGCATACATTCAACATGGCATCTGGCTTTATCGCACAGTCGAACAAAGCTATCGATGCAATGAATGCAGCGGATACATATCTTGACGGTGTGTACAGTAACATGAACGACTTAGTTACTGCTGATTTGGCAGGGGTAAGTTTAGCATTATTCTTCTGGGGACAAGACTTGATTGCATCGGGCAGAGCGATAGACCTCAGTCAGATAAGCACATTCGGTGACCCTAGTAACTTACTTAAGACCTTGCACAAGAACAAAGCAATGACTAAAGCAGTTACATTGGCATTATTAGTAGCCGGGTTCTCGTCAGATGAGATAGATCGTATCACTGGTGGCGGCGATGTTTCAGTGGATCAGCAGAAGAAACTATACGGTGCATTCAGTATCGTTATGGGCAGTGATCTAGTTGACGCATTGATTCCATTGAACTGTCAAACTAAGGGGCTAGACACTCTTGTTGACTTGCTAAACCCAAAGAAGCTGTTTCCTAATAGTTATTCAACGCTAACCGTCCCTGAGTATAATGCAATACCGGGCCCTACCAACAGCAAGACTTACTATCTACTGTATACCGGCGGTGAAGTAACATCACAGGTACTGCATGGATTCGGAGAGAGACTGAAAACTATTCTCCCTGACACATTAGCAGCCGCATGCGGTGCATTCACTAATACGATGCTACAGGTTAAAAACATCAAGACAATGGACATTGAACGTTTCAGTCAAGTAGTACGTAACCTAGAGACAGTTAGTGACTTGGGTGTTAACGGTACCAGTGCACCGACTAATCAACCTATTAGAAACTCAACGCTGCCTATAATCGCAGTAGGTTCCGGTGATAAAGGAAGATACACTACTTGTGATTTCTTCGGTGCTATGTCGGGTCTGCCATATGACTGGACTAAGCTAGAGAGTTATCTAACATCACTAGGTACTTCTACTCTCTTTTACATATACAAAGAACTATATCTAGCAGTAACATGGGATCAGGCAACCGCTACTGTATTATACTCTACTAGCACAGACGGAGATGGTATCACTGTATATCAAGCTACCGGAGTAGTACTAGTCGAGCAAGGCGGAGGTTTTGGCCGCGCCGGCGCTGCATCACCCATCGTCACTCTCAGTAACGGTGGCATGGGCATTACTACTATAGGGGTGAACGATTCAGAACCCACGATAGGAAATTTCGGCAGAGTCACATCAATATCACTCACTTCCACCGGACCAGGCTCTAGTTCAATTCCTACTGCAATTATAGAAAACCCACCGGGCCCGGGATGGGGCGGTATGAATGCGGTTGTGTTAGGATATATTAATCAAGCTAACGCTGAGATTGCTAACATCAAAACCAACAACCCCGCACTAGCACTAGTGATAAACAAACTATACAATGAATTCGGTAATCAGATGACAATTGAACAGAATGCTAGAAGTCTTGGTTTAAGAGCAGAAAAGTTCTTACCTGATCTTAGCACTGTTATCACTGAAGTATACGGCTTCATGGAAAGTTTGAACATCTACTCAACACAGACTGAATTCTGGGGTGCAGTACAGAATATAGAAGCTATCACTGATACTGCTACGGTAGGTGGTAACAGTGTTATTGGTGGCATGAGAGAAGTTCGCAATGCTCATCGTCTGGGATTAACGGGCGTCGAGCAAGATAACGAAGTGGGAGTAGAGCAGCTTGTCCTGCCTAGAGTCAACGGGTCAATTCCTACTACTAGTACTGGTGCTATATACGGCATACCAGTCATGACTGGGGGTCCGGTTACTGGATTGACTCCTAGCGCTGGTAACGGCAACACATCGCCGTGGACTACGTTAGTCCCGGACACAGTAGACATAATTACAATTACGCCTATCGTGATACCGTCAATACTTACGCCGTCTCAAGCAATCGAGGAAGTTATATTATGTAACTGCGACTGCTGGGACAAGTTAATCTAATCCCAAAGTATTGACCTTTACCCTGCATAGTGTTAAACTGTGCAACAGAAAGAAGTATATATGAAGAATATAGCCACTAAAATTTTAGCAATAGTCGTAGTGGTGTACACCCTCGTCGTTGTTGTATCTAGTGTCAACATAGAAGAACCTGCAGTTGCAGTAGAAGCCAAGCCGGTCGATAGTAAGCAATTACAATGTCTAGCGGAGAATATCTATCACGAAGCTGGTAATGAAAGCCTAACCGGGCAAGCAGCAGTAGCCTGGGTTGTTATTAATCGCGTACATCACGGTTTCGCCAGCACACCCTGCAACGTAGTCTATCAGACCGCATGGATAACAAAGCTCAATGAAGAAACACTGGATGAGTATAAAGTTAGAATGTGTCAGTTCAGTTGGGTATGTGAGGGAAAAGCTAGACCTAACGCAACTGACCCTAGATATCAACGGGCAAAGCAAGTTGCATATGAAGTATTAGCATATGATGCATATAACGAAGTATTGCCCCGTACCGCATTGTTCTTTCATAATCTAACGGTTGACCCACTCTGGCCATACAAGCAAGTAGCAAGAATAGGCAATCACATCTTCTACAGTAAACAGAAAGCAACACATAATGAAGTCAAGTCCAGATAGAGGTACCTTTACTATGGGTATGTATGAGAAGAAACTCATAGATTACCCTACGGATTCTGAATCATTGGATATGATTGACTTCTACAAGAATGATCTACAACGGCGACTAGAACTGGAAGAAACAGCAGAGTGGCAAACAGAAAATATGGAATATGATCTACGCACAAGTTCGTTGATGACAGAGAAATGTAGTGACAAAATCTATGCCCAGCATCTTTATGCAGCATTATGCAACAATGATTTCACTAAGAATGACGTATGGCCTATACTAACAGACAAACGGTGGAGTTGTTCATGGCGACACGCAGGTGGAATCATATCTAATATACGTGAAGAGGGAGATTATATTGACTGGTACTGTAGTGGAATTCAACAATCAACTGACTTAGACGATGATCAATTTAGAGCATTAACTAAGATAGAACAAGAAGTTTATCTACAGCAGGCAGCATACGTGGCCGAGGGCGTAGTTACAGATGAGATAAGACAGGACATATTACAGCTAGGTTGGATAGTAGCTGAATAAATACATATCATTAAGGAGATATATTATGTTAGACACATTATTTTGGTTAGCAATCGGAGCATTCGTAGGATGGAACTTCCCTCAGCCTCAGTTCGCAAAGAACATTCAAGCTAGAGTTATTGCAGTATTCAAGAAGCCTGTATGAACAAGCTACTCGTAATTGTGTTGTTATGCTTAAGCAGTTCAGCTATAGCGCAACACAATGATGGTCACGGACATTGGCAACGTGGTTACGGTGGCTGGAACTGGATGGCACCCGCTATTATCGGTGGAGCTATTGGATATGAACTATCACGCCCGCAACCGTATGTTATTCTACAACCACCACCATTAGTCATACAACAGCCTACTATTCTTACAAATTGCAGTCCTTGGACTGAGATTCAGAACATAGACGGCACTATTACTCGTACTAGAACCTGCACTCAGTAAATTATTTCGGGCGTCTACTGATTGTATAAATCATATAGACACTGAAAGATTTACATGACACACGCATCTAATACGGTACAAGAGACACTCGACTCTTTAACAGAGTCACTATTGATCACGGATTCAAGATTAGGACAATTCCTAGTATATAAGAATGATATGGTGATCAGCAAAGCCATCGATCTATTCGGTGAGTATTGCCAAGCAGAAGTTGAAATACTCACTAAGTATGTCACATCCCCTGATCATTTTTATGTTGATATCGGTACCAACATAGGTTATCATCTGGTTGCAGTACATAGAGCAACAGGATGCAATGTACTAGGATTTGAACCCAACCCAAAGCATTTTGCAGTAGCAACTTATAACAGTAGAGAATACGATAAGATTCAGCTTGTCAATGCCGGAGCAAGTGATAAGCGCACTGAATTCACACTAAAAGACTTTGACCCCTCACAAGCTACAAACTACGGTGATATCCACATCACCTCAGGTGAAGGTATCACAGTAAAGATGATCACCTTAGATAGTCTATCATTAGATATATGCACTCTTATTAAGCTAGATGTAGAGGGTCATGAATATGAAGCATTACAGGGATGCACTAAGACTATTAGTAAACACAGACCCGTAGTCTTTTACGAAGCAATGGAATGGGATGTTTGGAACAAGTGTCACACTTTCCTAGCTGACAGACAGTACAAACAGTACTGGGTAGCATGTCAAACAAGGCCCTTGATTGAAACATTCAAACCCACAATTGAAAACCCATTCGGTGCTAGCACAGTGTCAAACATTCTAGCTGTACCTGCGGACCGTGCGCAACCTGACTACTTAGTAGAAGTTGTTCCGGGTGAGAGTTTCCTTGCTTGTTTCGAACGGTACAAGAAACTACGGATCATGTTCTGATGAGCAAGTTAGTTCTATTTACTAGCGGTTCTACTAAAGAAGCTAAAGAAGTCTCACATGACTGGGACTTTATTGACAGTCGTATAGCTATATCTATCGATGAGCTACAGTTAACTAGCAATGATACCGTGCTGAACGTACTACCCTTCAACGTTATAGGTTACTATGCGATAACGGCTGGCCCTGCAAGTAAAGCTCGTGCAACACTTATTAATGCTACATTCGACCCCTACTCATATATAAGACTGTTTAACAAGTATCAGCCCACGGTCATTGCGCTTATTCCCAGACACATAGAGCTATTATTAGAGACTAAAGGATTTAGTACATTAGATATGAGTTGTGTACGCTATATGGTTATGGGCAGTCAAGCTGTATCTCAACATATGATAGATATGCTATTAATTAAGGGTGTTAAATTAATAGCCAATTGGTATGGTAGCACTGAGAACCCTCCACCAGTATCTATAGCGTATAATAGCGCAGTCTTTAACTTTACGGAAACTCACGGATACAATGTAGAATTTGCATCAGACGGAGAATGCATTGTTAACGGAATCAGTACGGGAGACTTGTTTAACACTCAGTCCGGCGAGTTCATTAGCAGGAAAGAAAATGCAACTAACAGTACATGGAAGTCATAAGCTAATAGCCAGAGAATATCTAGCCGGCGACTTGCCCGCACTCATTCAATTCTGCACCGAGTGTAAGGATTTAGGGTATGAGAACAATAGCTCACTAGAAGCTATTAAGCTAGATAAGATGACGATGTCCTACGGCAAGTTCTTCATAGCACTAGACGGGGATAAAATAGTAAGTATAGCGGGAGTGCATAAGCTACCCGAAGTACATGATCATGCATACAGATGTTTATTCAGAGGGGCGCAGCTTAATGGCTACACTCCTAAGTTTAGCACGAACATGTTCACTAGTAGTATACATTATACATACTTTCTTTATCAACAAATCAACTACATACTTTCCGTCGATGAAAATGCAGAATTCTTTATAAGCACCAATATAAACAGCGATACAGGCGCCTGCAGCTCACGAATTAACGCCATAATGATGCCTAAAATGGAAAAGCTCGGTATTTGGCGGTTATACAAGGAAAACATGCTACTGTACAACACAATGCAGAATATGTGGCAAATAGATACGAAAACATATATGAGTACGAGAGCTACTTGGTCAGCACAACAAAATGCTCTTTAACTAACTCAGTTAACTCGGTAACATACTGAGCCATTAGGGTAAATGTACATTCTAGCCCCACGTGAGAAAAGTTATCTAATACACCCTCTTTGATTTTACGATTGATCCACTGACTAGCGCTGTCATCAAAGTAATAGCGATACTTCTCTTCGGGACCGTTGGGCCTAAGAGTAATATTAATAATATCAACGGTTCCCACGGTTTTCCGCGCAAAAAGTTGACGAACAACCAATTGCAATCTATCTACTCGCCCAAAGTTAACAGCACTATGTCTATAACTTGCATCAAGGTTATACCATTTGCTACGGTCATCTAGCCTATACATTGTATCAGTATCTAGATTAACTAAGTACGATCTGTCCCCACTGATGTTTAGATGATACCTATCGTCTATATCACTATGGCTACGGTATGCGCTTCCCGGTGATAATCGTATTAATCTAGCCTCTCCGTGAGTGACCGGTAGAGTGTTTAACAGTTGATGCCATATAGTACCCTCAAATTCTTTCTTTATGGTCCATGCATCGTAATAGAAGTCTTTTGTGCATTCATTGATACTTACTTTGAAGTCTATATCTAGTGTGTTATGTTGAGCAAGAGTGACCAATTCGTTTGGTACATTATATATGGTAGGTTGTAGCATTAAATATTTATAGACACGCGCCTGTTATTAAATAAATGATGAACGAATCCAAAACCTTTTGTATGCACCCTTTCACGGGCCTAGCTACACGCGAAGACGGCGCAATTAAATTATGTTGCCGCAGTAACCCTATAGGAGATATCACTAAAGAGTCATTAGAAGATATATGGAACAATGTTAGCATGAAACGTGTGCGTAAGCAAGTATTGAATGGAGAAAGACCCCCAGAGTGCGAACCCTGCTTTAGTGTAGAAGATCAAGGTGTGGAATCGTTGAGACAGAGACATAACAGTACTATCTTTCCTGATAGTCGCACTGTACTATTCCCAGAGTATATAGATAGAATGACTGATGATTATTCAATGCCGTTTGACATCCCTACGATGGAATTAAAGATGAATAACTTGTGCAATCTTAAATGCCGTATGTGCAACCCTGTAGATAGCACTAGCTGGAACGATTGGAAAGAGATAGAACCGTTCTTTGTCAAAGAGAATAACTTCATGGTTAAAATCATTGCAGATAATAACTTAATGAACAAACCCTACCTAGATAAGTTCGAAGACAATGCATACTGGTGGGATTCGTTTGAGAAGCTATTACCCTCATTGCGTAAGTTAGACTTTGCCGGTGGGGAACCGTTGATGGATCCACAGCATTATAAGATACTAGAGATGCTTGAGCCTTATGCCAGTAACATTAGCCTTAAATATGCTACTAATATGAGTACATTGGGCAAAGGTAAACGTTCTGTAATGAATTACTGGCCTAAGTTTAAGGACGTTGCAGTCAATGTATCCATCGATGGTATTAAAGAGTCCTATGAATATATCCGCGGAAACAGTGATTGGAATATAATGATAGCTAATATTAAGACAGTGCAGGGTATGGGCAATATTAAAAGAATGATCGGGGCAACCTGCGTACAGGCAACTAATGCGCTTATACTAGATAAGATCATTGAATACACGTTAGATGAACTAGGTATTATATTCTGGTGTAACTTCCTACGTTATCCTAATGTACTAAGCATTCAGGTATTGCCCCCTGAATTAAAGCTGCTAGCAGTAGATAGATTACTCATAGCTAAGAATAAGATTCACACCTATAGATTAATCAAGCAGCAACCGGAACTATTACCCCTGATCAGTAACGAAATTGATAACATTATTAACTATATACAGGGTGAGGAACATCATGATAAATGGATGGATTATCTTGAGTTTAATCGACGGTTAGATAAAACCCGTAATCAGGGCCCGGTACAAATGATTATACCTGAGTTCAAGCCCTATGTATAAAGTAACAAGCATATATCCCCATCAAGATAGAGTTAAAGTTGAATGGAATCTAGGAAAACGCTGCAACTATGACTGTAGTTACTGTCCTAAAGAGATACATGATAATATCAGCAAACATACTGATATTGGTATACTCAAATATAGTGTAGATCAACTATCTATGATGAAAAACGTAAGGCTTAGCTTTACCGGAGGTGAGCCCACAGTACATCCATTCTTTAGTGACTTAGTAGAATATGCCAAGCAGACTATTCAATGGGTGAGTGTAACCACTAATGGCACTCGTAAAGCTGATTATTATATCATGCTGCCCAATGATCATTATGTATTCAGTTTGCATTTCGAACAAGACTGGGAAAGAGTCGTAGAAACTATCGTCACGGTTGCTCAAACTGGCAGAAGAATGATGGTTAATGTGATGGCACACCATCTAAAGATGAACGAGGCCAGACTAGTAGTTGAAATATTGCGTGAACATGATATAATGTACGGTGTAAGACGCATCCGTTGGGGAGAGTTTGACCGTGATGACTATGACGATGATAAGTATACTCCGGATGATTTAGCCTGGCTATTAAGTAATACTAGCACAGTTGCGCATAATACTATAATTAACGACGATGCCGCTATGACATATCATGCAAATGATATTATTAAGTTACATATGAATGATTTCAAAGGATGGACATGCAGTGCAGGCACTGAAAGTCTCATGATTAACTGGGATGGGGATGTATATAGAGCTACATGCAGAGTCGGCGGTAGTCTAGGGAATATATATAAGGGTGGATTCTTACCAAGCCCCGGCCAAGTAATATGTACACGTAACAGTTGCACCTGTGCAGCAGACATACCATTAACAAAGATAAAGAATGAAAAAAGTAATAGCGATTAAACCAGTACAGCAAGTAGGCCCGATGATGGTTACATGGGACTTAGGCAGAAGATGTAACTATGACTGTAGTTACTGCCAAGCGCATCATCATAATAACTATAGCAAACACCGTACATTAGAAGAATGCACTAGTGTATTTGACTTTATTATAGAATGGACCGGTACATATAACAAGTACCGTAATACAAAATTCCCAACAACTATTAACTTTACCGGCGGTGAGCCTACTAATAACCCTAACTTCTGGAAGATATTAGAGTATATTAACCAACAGGATCCTAGCATTAGTCTCAGTTTAACTACTAATGGGGCATTCAATAAGAAATATGTTGATTATATTGTCAATTATATGACGGGAGTTACTGTTAGCTATCATACTGAAGCTGACCCTATGCTCAAAGAACAAGTAATACAGAACATCCTAGAACTCAGTAAGCATAAGATATGGCTGCAAGTTAATCTAATGATGCACGTAGATCACTGGGATGAGTGTGTAGCTGTATATGAAAGATTAAAATCTCATAATGTCACTGTTAAGTTGCGGCCAATTGGTGACGGTGCATTCGCTATTAAAAGCTGGTTTATTGATACGGATGGGTCAAACCGTAGAACTACCCACGAATACAGTGAATCACAACAAGAATGGTTTTGGAAGCAGCATGGAGTAGATTATAAAGCTGTCAAACAATCAGCTGGCCATGACATGGGTAGACAATGCTGCGGTAATAGACAACTATGCGGTAAGAGTGAGTGTAGAACTGACGAGCCGGAGGCCAAGTGGGAAGATATCTCATTAATCAATACAGAGTTCAAAGGTTGGTCATGCATGGTAGATTGGTACTTCCTGCATATAGATCATGAAACAGAACTAGTGTATCATCATCAAACATGTAGAGCAAAGCATGGAAAACAAGTGGGTGCAATAGGAAGTCTATCTGACACTAAATCAATGCTTGACACACTTAATGCTAGACTAAGCAATAAAGTAATAGATCACATTATATGCCCTAATAGTCGTTGCGGATGTGGAATGTGCGTCCCCAAAGCTAAAGACGCACACGTATTCGAAGAAATATTCAACGAGAAGCGTTAAATCTTAATAGAACGGTGTATCACCCAATCCGATCTTAGATCGGAATTCTTCAGTAAACTCGCCGTCTATCCGTAGACTATAAGTTTGCTTGTTAGTAACTCCCCCGCTATGCCAATCCTGATCATTAAAGAAGCTGGCTAAACTGACCATGGGGACTTTGTTGTCAGTCTCTGCATCCCATATATAGAAGGGTTTATCTAAGTTAGGCCTTATATGGATAAACTCATGACGATGATTAAAGTAGTCAAACTCTGCGGGTGGTAAGAAGTCACGATGAAACATCATGCGGCAGTCATGCTCCGCCTTAAAGATCAATGTACGGCCTAAATGCTTAAAAACTTTATTCTCTACTAGGTCATCAAGCCATACTTTAAGTTCCGGAAAGTACTGTACGTCGGGACTCCAATCTTTCTCGTCGAATCGTGACACCCAAGGTCCGGCTTCAGTCTTTAGGAAGATCATTTGATATGGATCATACGCACCCATGGCCAACTTTAAGTATAATACAAACTTGTCTCTATTCTCTTTAGTAGATCCAATACTTCTCCCAACCACCTTTATCTCATGATCATCGGGTAGTTGATTGTATTCTTTTAATACGTGGAACAATGGCTTGAATCCTAGATGAGCAATTTCTTCTACAATGCCCGGAGCCAATAAATTTCCTTCTTTCTTATGCTCTGCTAGTACTAAGCCGCGGCATATCTGTAGATGAATCTTTTTGAAACCCTCAATGTCTAAGTATGGGTCTAGGTTTATGTATGGTTGATTGTTGATTCCGCGTATCATGTTCTTACTCCGCAAGTTTTACTACACTGAGGAATCGTTTTGTTCTCTAGTGCAGTGTTGTATATATCTGTCCATGTACTGTTCAGTGTCTCACGTATAGAACGGTCCCGTAGATCGTTACCACCTATCTGTTTCAGTACGTTTCCCATCATTGTTGTGTTGTCCTTCATGAAGGCTGTTTTTTGGTTTTTGTAGGGTATCAATCCTAAGTAACAACAGGGCCATATTAAGCCTTTGTTATCGATATATACGCTCTTAATCTTTTTAACCTCACACTGTATTATAGAATTGGCTACCACATCTTTGTAGTCAGTGACGCTAGTTACAGGAATTGTTGAAGTCAATACAAAGTCAGTGCTAATTATCTGTGAATTATCAGTGAATCTATCCGTAATCTTGCTAGTGAATGACTGAAACCCTAGCTCTATGCTAAGTTGCCGGCACAATTCAACTTGATGCACGTTATGTTGGAACACAAGCATGTGCCACTCAGCTAAACCCCCTGCGGCTATGTAGGCCTTAGCATTCTCTATAATCTTGGCGAAAACCGTGTTGATTCTGTATATGGAATGAGTATCTTCCAAGCCGTCTAGAGCGAAAATTGTCTTTACATTCGCTTTCGTCATGAAGGCGTTATTTCGCCAGTATTCAGTGTTGCGCAAACTACCGTTAGTATGCACATCAATACGTATATTACTGTTGCATTTAATGATATATAGAATAATGTCAAGTAGCTCATTGTTCATTAAGGGATCGCCGATGTTGCCACAGAACATCACCTTCGTTAATTGTTTTATAAAGTCTTCCGGCACTATCGATTTGAAGAACATTAAACTCATATTATTTTCAATTACAAGGGGATTACCTGTACGGATACACTGAGGACATGCTGCCTGACAGAAACTTGATACTTCTACATGTAACTCGGTTATCTCACTGTACTGATACATTTCTACCCCAGCTGATCCGATTCCATATTCGTTCATGTAGATAGTGAATGACTAAGAACGCCAGGTTGTTCCAGATTGTCCAACTGAGTGCGTCAGTACTAGATAACCCAAGCGTCATCCCAATGACAAACAGTGCAATGAAACTCATGATACGCCAGCTAACTGTTTTAACCATGGTACGTTTATGTGTATCTGATGTTCCGCTCTTAAGCCATTTGATACTATTCCATACCTTCTCATGTATATAGAACAATGCAAATCCTATAGTAAGTGTGATAACCAAAAACTTAAGTCCAAAGCCGGCGCCGTAGCTTAATACTATACTAAGAATGAACACTGTTAATGCCGCTGTTAGTCTATAGCTAAGAGTCTTTACTAGTGTGCGGGTATTACTGTCCATTTTTTGTTCCTATTATCATATATCTATTATAGAGGGGTAGTTCTAGTACACTACTCAGTAGTACCTTTATATCAGACTGTCTGATAAACTCCTCTAAGCTATTTACTGGGCGAATGTGTTCAGGGATTATATAGTTGTTGCTTTGTAGTACAATTATGCTGTTGTTAGGTATTCCTGATAACCATAGTTCATAGTCGTCCTGCGTAATATGTTCACATGAGGTATTGATTATGATATCACTGTCGGATCTAATATCTGTCATGTTACCGGTAACCGCTCTGAATTTACCATAATGTGCTTCTACTTGATTCATTGTTATAGCTGTATGCTGACACAATGGATCTATATCTATTGAGCGAATGCTATCAATAGGGATATTAGATTGAAACAGCATACTAGCTAATACTCCTACCCATCCACCGTGAATGTCTATTGTTACGGGTTTGGTGATATATTGCTTTAGATTATCTATTAGCCATTCTTTACTTTTTAGTTGTCCTGACCAAAATGCATCCATTGTACGCATAGGGTTATTACTCTGACGTATTGCTTGCATCCAGTGGTGTAAATGTTCTGTATCTATTAACATGTTCTCTTATAGTCTAGTTACATTAACTCTATTAAAGTCAACGGTGTTCTTAATGGTTATGTTTTGTACCATTTGTTCCCAGTGAGCAATCTCATCATGGGTAATAGTTGATCCTAATTCTTCTACTAAGTAGTCAAGGCTTTCATATGGAGTAGGGTGCAAGTCACCGTGATTAGGTCTATTAGGTTTGTCCCTTATCTGTAGAAACAAGCTAGGATGAATAGTATCAAGTGTATCTTTATACAGTTCTAATACATCACTCTCGGTATCATATAACGGAATACTGCTTAGAAAGCAATAGTCGCATCCTATATGTTCTAAAACTGTTTTAACTGCATCAATGTAAGCTAGATCACGTATTAGATTACCTCTAGTCTCGGTTCCATACTTCTGCATCCATTCCGTGCCGTACATTGTCTGACGATAATCAGTAGCTGCGGTCGACCATTGCCCGTCAACGTATCTATCCTCTCTGAGTTCCCCTGTCCACATGACAACCACTAAGTCTCCAACACATACGTTTTTTCGCTTTATACACTCAATCACACTATTGAAGATATAATGGTTACCTGCACCCTTTAATCCCCAATTCTCGTGGTAATTACTTTTTAGTGCTAGAATGTCTGCATACGTGGGCCAGTAATACTTTGTAAAGGAATCACCGAACGCAAAAAAGCGTTTGTATTTCTTCATATCTATATTATTTACACGCATATATTCTCTGCAATACATTCTGCTACTAGTTTAGCAGTCATTCTACCCGGATGAATCAAGTCCCGTGCATTATCTATCTGCCGAATTAAATCGCACCCTAACTGTGCTCCGGTATCCTCAAACATACTACAGCTATAGTACTTTGTATCACGCCAAAGATTCTTTGCGCATTCTGTATCTAAGTATGCATGTATTATAGGATTTGAGTCTATTCTACTATAAGTTTCCATATGGCTGTTCTTATCCATATTCCACGCACCTAAATGCTCTACTGAGTTGTTCTGATAGTATATACATCGTAGATAGTGTGTCCAAATGTTAACAACTGCTAACGGCATGCCTTGCGCACGTAATATGACATTATTATGTAATGCTGCTCTAATAGATGATCCAGGGCATCCTAGATTAATCACTGGCTTATTGATTAGTTTACTTAGTTGCTCACTGATAGTATTTTCAGTGTGTAATCCTAATCCAAACACATTACTGCATCCTAGTAATACAACACACTGGTTCCAGTCTATTGTATCAAACTCTGAGGTACGATAATCGGATTTATTCAGAACATACTCTATTTCGCTATCTCTATAGTACCAGTCGGCCGGCATTACTTTAAGTGATTGCTTATAGACTATATGTGTATCTGATCCTACATAATTCTTAGATGTATGGGTATACTGAGGTAGAAACATGTGTTTCTTAATATTGTCTAATAAAATCATAATCTATTACACAGTCCTAATTTGTCTATGAATTCATTTATTAATGTCTTATCTACTATGTCCCGGTGAACCCCTAAAACTTTGATATGGTCCGGACAATTATCTATGTTGATAATATCTTCTTTCCACCATGACTTATGCCATTTAATGGTATCGGTCACGGGAAGCTCGTCCCCTAGCAGATATGAATATAATACAAATTCGCTGTTCAATATATCTTGTTGATCATTAAACCAACGAACTAGTCCGTTATAGTTAGTAGTACGCATAATAACCCTATTACTAATTACGAATGGAGTGCCCATATTCAAACATCTAGTTAATGGCGGCAGATTTAATTTCTCACTATATCTGAAAGATGCGGCAATAAAGTCTTCTTTATCATGCAAGTTACGGATAGTACCATCACCGTATCTACCTTCCCATTCAGATAATTGGCAGGGCTTAATAAAAAAGTTCTTGCTATCTAATATCAGATAATCATCATCAATGTGCTCCCCTACTATTAATTTGAACGTTTGTTGTGTATGCCAGCCTGAGCCTTCATATTCAGTAAATCTTAATAGTATTAGTTTATGGGTTACATAATAGCTAGCTAATAGCTTGCGCCATTGAACTAAGTCAGGGTTAATCTCATTAACAATTACATAATGAGTACACGGTGATAGAAATTTATGAATACTCTCGGCCTGCAATATCATTGCCTGCTGATCCATTACACAGGTCACAGTTACTAATTTCATTTGATAATACTCAGTATACGATTTGCAATTAATGTATGAGCTTCTGGCCCGGGATGACCATCACTACAGTTTTGGGTATGACGTTTATAAGTATCTATTCCGCTATCATGTAATATATCTTTGATATAACTAGGGCGGTACATCTCTAATGGTCTTGCATACCCGGCAAAGTTAATATAATTGATTCCTAGACTGGTTAAAAACAATAGGGCGTGTTGAATATGATACCAGGTTCTTACGGTTAAATCACTCTCAGAGTGGGCCAGCGCCCAATTCTTAGTTAATTCAGTATCTTGCCATGCGCCGATACTTTCCATCTTATTCTTATTAAATAATAGGTCCCTATTACACGGTGCCCACATTAGTAATGCAGTATCACCCTCAATAAAGTTATATGTTAAAATGTTATGTAATATCTCTAGATTACTAGCACCCGGGGTAGCTATATTATCTACGTCACAGTTTAATAAACTGGCAAGAACATACGGGTACGCTTGCTTTGGATCAGTTAACCCTTGCCCTGCTGTCATGCTTGCTCCGAATGATACTATTCGTTTTATATTGCTCATTCTTTTAGTTATATGTTTACTGGCATAATAGTTCCCAATTGGCGACATATGATTAATATCTCCGGGATGTTCTTTCCACAATAAATTAAGTGAATCAATTGTATCTGATTCAAAGAATGTAATATGGGTACTATTCTTCACTGTTTTTAAGTCTTCTACTAACAGATTGTAGTTATCCTTGAAGTAACTATCGTCCCATATAGTTTCCAATATGTTAATAAATGTTGTTTCATCATTACTGTATACATTATTAAACAATAGATCGCATTTAGGGTGAGTTTCTAACTGTCTGGATATGGATTCAGCGTCATCTTTTAAGAATACTCGGCTGATACTAGTATGGCAGAATATAACTCTGTCGGTACTATTAATCAAATGCTTATTATCTTGGTAGGTACGCCATATCCTATACTCACTAGAGCCATTAAAGCATTTGGTAGTTACCTGACCGTCTAATTGATTGGTCCAACCATTAGTATCGGCGCTAGCACTAAAACTGTCACCGAATATCCATATTTTCATATTTCTCCCTTAGCCATTCATAGTCGTTGATTAATTTCAGTTTCTCACTGTCATCTTTGTTCTTTTCACCGTATAATTTACCCATCAATGCACCGTTAATCGCTTCGCGCCCGTAATGTTCTTCCATTCCAACACTGCACCATATATACAATCTCTCTAGTGTAACTTCAGATTCTTGACGGTCTATTACTTGACTAGACAACTTCACACACTCACGAAACGCAGTACGCCACGTGCTGAATGCATCCGTATTGAACTTATGTATGTTAGCGACAATGTTCACGGGTTTGTATAATGGGCTGATACTTGTGGTCATATCTACGTTGCCTTTACGCATACGCATAGTAGCTAGACGGGGTAATAGCTTGACGCCACCATGACCGTATACTAACTTATTGATAGGGTTGATAGCACGAAAGACTCTTACAGTAGGTTGCTCATAAAATGGGATATCATGTGTGAAGTTGAACTCAGGATTGATAACTGCATCCCCGTCTACTGCCCAGAAGTAATCAGTCTGTGCCATCTTAGCAGCTATAATGTGTGCATTATGTATACCCTGTGCCCCATTTAATACTTGTACACGTGGGAACCGTTCTCTTATTTTAGCTAGATTGTCTTCAGCTTCGGGTTCATTGTTGTGTATGAATAGAATAGAGTACTCAGGATTGTGATTGATAGGGCTACGTACCGGGTTATTGATCCGTGCACGGTACTCACCACTGTTCCAACCCATAATCATGTTAGTGATGTTATTATCGTTAGTAGCTTCTTTGATAAGAACACCCAATACGTTAACTTCAACTGATACAGTACCGGACATAGTCTCTTGTACGGACTCATACAATTTGTTCAAAAACGCAAAGTTCTTGACGTTATGGGTGCCGTCCCAGTGATTAACTTTCAGCATGTAATACGCTAGCCGTGCACCGTATATACAGTGTACACCATTCTCTACATCTTCTCCGATATGCATCCATCGCCATAGTCTATCGTAGTTTCTCCAGTCTATGTTCTCATCCCTACTTAACTTGATAATCTCACGAAACCCAGCGCGCCATGCTTGTAGGGGACTACCGTTGATACGTAAGTCGCTGCTGACGTTGTTTAGCTCTATATACTTGTTTAACACAAAGTCAATGCTATCCTCACTACCGTTCTCATGTGTACGCATATCTATTATATGCTTGACTGGCCAGCACTTGATGCCCCCGTTACCATAGCTAGTACCGTTCACTATATTGTATCCACTATAACTGATAACGTCCTCATCCGTATACTCTATGTCAATATCAGTAGTGTAGAAGTTATCTCTTACCCAATTGTCACCGTCTACTATGACTACTCTGTCAGTTAGTGCAAGTCTTGCACATTCTTTGTGTGCAGTGTCACTACCCTCAATGCCATGTACTCTAAGAGCATTCGGGTTAAGGGTCAGCAAGTGTTGATAGTTTTCTTCACAGTTGGGTTCGTCATAGCTTAAGAACACAGTGGTATAGTCTGAGGGATTAAATCGCATAAGCATATTTATAGCCCCAGTAATACGGGATAAGATTTAATAGATCCTAGTGTCAGAGATAAATATAGAATATTGATTTCTCACTAAAGGACTAACCCCATGACCCACTATACTCTACTCCAATTCCCGATTCCGGGCAAGCACGAAGCCCTATATAGGGCCCTACATGATAAGCTGGAGAACTTCGTTGACTCCCTTACTCTACTAGGTGCCGGTCTACATTCGATTGCAGATGTCGCTGCGGCCTATGAAGCAGATAAAACTTCAGACCATAAGATTATTGCCATAAAGGTTAACCCATTCAAGCGCGTACTTATGCTATGGCAATATGTTGTAATTGGCGGTACCCCATATGGTTACGGAAACGTTGACTACTCAGAATACAAAGACTTCAACGACTTTGTTGCATATTACTTTTCGGATAAAGTTCCGGCAATCGAGGGTGCTCATATAAACATGAGTTCATTTTATTTCACTGAGACATTAAAGCCTGACTACTTACTAGATTTTGATACTTTTCCGAACGACATTAGAACCATTCCGGAGTTTGCATCCGATCAGGATACTGACTTCTTCCACGACCAGTATCAGGCTACATTGAATTACCGAACCTTTTTCAACACAGCCAGCCAAGCAACAGTTGAAGCAGCATACGCAGCCGACATTGCCAAGTTCGGCTACACTTTCTAAACAAAAGGCTTGACACTAAATCCGTAACGTGATATACTTCATGCATGAATTGAGAAATTGATTCAATAAAGAATTTTTGTGTTATGGGTAAGCTGTTGAAAATTGTGGTTGACAACAATATGATATGGTGCTATAATACATACATAAATTGCAAAAGAGCGAAAAAGTAGCCTAATTTGCAATATTTTGAAACCAGGACTAAATAAATTACTATGATGAAAACTTTCAATCAATCGCTGAAACATACGAGCTTGTGGGCAGTCGCTCCGCAGGGCTCCGTGCTAACAGCCTTTGAGGGGAATTATTCAACAGCGCCGACATGTATTCGCGGATCAAATGATCAGGGCAGAATGCAACAGGGGTTCATAGAAGGAGATGGTTACGCTTAATGTAACACTCTATAGATTTTATGAAACCCCTGGAAACGAAAGTTCTCAGGGGTTTTTGCTTTTGTGAATAAGAAAACTGTTGTAAGAATGCAACAAAGGAATTTGACAGTAAATGGATTTTAAGATACAATATAAGAAAGCAGATTGGCTTAAGGAGTATACGTTAACTAAAGAGCAGTTCAAGCAATTGATTGCAAACAAGGTAATGCGAAACAAACCCCAATCTGTGGCTAGTAAATCACTAGTATGATTCTAGGAAAGTGTAAAAGTATTCAGGGAACGAGGCCCTGGCAGCGCACTATAAACAAGCTGTAAACGGGCGGACAGAATACATGAAAGTGTGATAGAACACATTAGTAAGACTTCTGGTTAGGGTATTGACCCTAACATACTCAGTAGAGATACTGGGTATTCTAAAACATATTGCTGACGCCTCAGTTGTAAATTCTGCAGGATGAGAAGACAAAATAACGAAGTGTGCAGATGGGTTCGCACAATGCAATATGTTTTAGAATACATTCTGGGATAAACATTCACACAACATTTGTGCCCTAGAGTGTTAATTAATGTATAATGCCATGTCCGAGCGGCTTAGGTGATAGTCTGCAAAACTTTCTATGGCGGTTCGACTCCGCCTGGCATTTCCAAATTTATGCAACCTTAGCTCATCTGGTAGAGCACCGCCCTGAAGAGGCGGGTGTGCTTGGTTCAAGTCCAAGAGGTTGTACCATGTATAAGCCCTTGTATCCTTAATGGTAGAGGTCCTGTTTTGTAAGCAGGGTGCGGAGGTTCGATTCCTTCCTGGGGCACCAAAGTTTTTATTGGGGTATAGTGTAATGATAGCACAACAGATTTTGATTCTGTTGGCCTAGGTTTGATTCCTAGTACCCCTACCAATATAAGGAGTTAGTATGCCGTGGATTGAAAACGTAGCAAAAGTTGATATTACAACCGGCTTCCATCACGATGCTGGCGAAAACAGTATGCTGATCGGTATCAATGATCCTGCAGGCTGGCCACCAACTGCCAAGCATCAATTCAAAGAGCGTCACAACTTTGAGTTCCTTGATATCGAACTAAACGACTTTGCGCTTGATGAAGAAATGCGATGCAGCCAAGAGCAAGCTAATGAGTTGGTCCGACTTCTGCAACATGCATTAGAGAACAGGATGAACGTAGTTGTTCATTGTCACATGGGTGTATGTCGTAGCGGTGCAGTCACTGAACTTGGTGTTATGATGGGCTTTGACGATGTAGGTCGTTGGCGCAGTCCTAACTTGCTAGTTAAGCATCGTATGATGTCTGCATTGGGCTGGGCATATGATGAGAATGAAAAGCCAAATATTGACGATTGGCGCACTATGACGAATGATATCTGATATGGGTAAAAATATTTTAATAGTCGGCGGCGGCAGTGCTGGATGGATGACAGCAAGCTATCTAGCAGTACAAACGGATGCTAACATCACCTTAGTAGAAAGTCCTAATATTCCTATAATAGGAGTAGGGGAAAGTACAATACCTAGTATCAATGACTTCATGGATGCAGTAGGCATTTCAGAACAAGACTTGGTAGAGAATTGCAACGCCATTAGAAAATATACGATACAGCATAACAATTGGAATGGAACCAATGATACTTGGTGGCATCATTTTTGTTTCGATGAGAGTGAACATGATGAGCAGATTGAATGGATGCGTACACTGTCACTCCCTGATAAAAAATGGAGGCATGCTTATCACTTAGACGCCACTAAGCTAGGATTGTTACTGCGCGATAAGTCAGCTATTCCGGGTGGAGTAACGCATATTCTAGATGATATTCAAGAAGTGCAATTTGACGATGCAGGAGTAACCGCAGTTGTTGGTAAGAATGGAATATATACGGCAGATTTATATATAGACTGTACTGGATTCAAGGGCTTACTGAGAAAAACTCTAGGTGTAAACACTCATCAGCATCCGGGACTAGTTAATAACTATGCACTAGCAGGGCCCGGTGACTTCATGGAGCCGCAAGTTAATTACACTCAAACTTACGCAATGGATTGCGGCTGGCGATGGAGAGTATGTATCCAAAATCGTACAGGAAATGGATATGCGTTCAACAAAGATTTAATTAGTGTGGACCAAGCTCGTACTGAGTTCATTGCTAAGACACCGGGATTACGAATAGATAAAATATTCGAAGTCCCGATGTTCAATAGTTTTAATCCAGAACCCTGGAAACAAAACGTAGTAGCATTGGGATTGAGTTGTGGGTTCTTGGAACCGCTTGAAGCAACTGGCTTATTTTTGATTCACGCACCGCTAAAGTTATTAGCGAGATTATTGAACGATGACAAAGCTACAGCAAAGTACAATCGGGTATGGACTCGTATGTATAATCACATTGCAGATTTCTTGAGTATGCATTTTACTACTAGTAAATTAACCCATACTGAGTATTGGAGAAGCATTCCTAAAATTGATAAAGTAACTCTACCGGAGTATGGTCAAATACTATTCGATCAATACAGCTATAGAAATCTAGCTAAAGGTCGTAATATGGAAATAAAGGTTGACAACAATCCTTAATTGTTGTAATTCATAAACAAAAGGTACTATATGAAGCGAAGTTCAGCGAAACTATAGTGTCAATCATCGACCCCGTATATGGTCCTCGGTTGGCACATTAAAGACAATTTAATATGCACAACCCCATGCTAAACTTTAGTGGTGAAGTAACCGGCTCTTAACCGGAGGAACAGAGTTCGAGTCTCTGAGCATGGACCATATATGGGATCATAGTTAAGCGGTAATAACATCAGGCTTTTAACCTGTAAATCCTCGGTTCGAGTCCGAGTGGTCCTACCATATGAAAACATACTACGCACGGTGAACAGCCCGTCCCAAGGAACTTGAGAGGATAGTGTGTTTCTATATGGTAATGTAGGACAATGGTAGTCCACCTCCTTCATACGGAGACTGTTACTGGTTCAAGTCCAGTCATTACCACCAAGAGATATATTCGCGTAGCACAATAGTAGAGCGCCCGCCTGATAAGCGGAAGACGAAGGAGCGTAACCTTCCGCGGATACCAAGTTTCTGAGATAGACGTAAGAGTCGAGTCGTAAGTAGCGGCGTAGCATAGGGAACGCAGGTTTAACGTGAAATAAACAAGACCTCCTCTATACGAGACAAACATGTGAGTCCTCCCAGGAGGATAGTGTGGCTCTCAGAAAACCTACAATGGCACTTGCTAACTTAGTGTCTATATAAATGAAGTTAGATTAATTTTGGGCTGCTCGTATAATGGGATTACACTAGCCTTGCACGTTAGATATTGGGGTTCGATTCCCCAGTGGTCCACCAAAATTCATCTGTGTTTAGCTCAGTCTGGTCAGAGTTCTCGCCTTGGAAGTGAGGGGTCGGAGGTTCGAATCCTCCAGCGCAGACCAAAATTTATCTCCGATTGGTGAAATGGTATCACTCTGCGTTTGGGACGCAGGAGCGCAAGTTCGATTCTTGCATCGGAGACCAATGTTTTGCGCCTGTAGTATAACGGATAATATACGAGCCTACGAAGTTCGGGACGGTGGTTCGATTCCATCCAGGCGCACCAAAGTTTATGGAGTTGTTAGTGTATCGGTTCGCACTACAGATTGTGAATCTGTCAGGATGGGTTCGACCCCCATACATCTCCCCAACAGTTAGCTCTTTTAGTTTAATGGGAGAACACAGTCTTGGTATGACTGAAACCTAAGTTCGATTCTTAGTTGGAGCACCAGATAGAATTAAACGGGTACTACGGTACCCTATAAATATGATAATGAAATTTAACTTTATAGGCAGTGACTGCACATTCAATAACAAGTTACAAAAAGGCATTACCGTCGATAGCAGCTACACAGTAGTTAGTAATGTCGATGGGGATTATATAACCGGAGTCGAAAGTGAAAATATTATATTGATTGCACCGATTAGTAGTGAAGAACAGTATTTTGAAGCAACGAAACATGGTTTCATGCGTATGAAAGATACTAACTTCAATTCTACTAACCTGTGTACTACGATATTTGTTTACATGCACGAGTTCGTTGACATAAATCATATCATTGATACCATCAATAGCTTTGACAAAATCAATATGGTTGACAATATATGGATCTATCCAAAGATGGAAAAATATCAGGTTCGTAGTGATTTTATTCCCGACTTGCCTTGGCAGAAGAAACAGAAACCAGAGTTTTACATTAAACTCCGTGGTAGTAAGTACATCAGTGAAAGTTTAATTCACTTTGGTATGATAATTCAAAATGACAAGTATAATGTAATCAAGCAATATGATAATCAGACAAAGATACCGTATACAGTAATTACTGAAGGCATTATGTTTCCTATTCAACTTGCTAAGGATACTAGAGCGTATCCTAATGTACGCATCTATCATGCTGATCAATTGGTGTACGAGAAGATGACTACTGAGAATGGTAATATAACCGAGTTCCGTGATAGTCCGGTCTATGATTACTATGCAGCAGATGATAGAACACATCTGGACTCTTACATAACTAAGTTCGAAACAACACGTAAGATATACTTGTCCAATACTGAATCAGTAACATTCAGTGGTTCTACTGCAATTGCAGGACTATCTAGCGGTAATATATTGGCAAAACTTGCATTTGAGAATAAACTGAAGCATGTCATATTCTTTGATTATAGTCAAGCCAGCATAAACTTCCAGCGTGATCTAATGAGTAGTACTGATCGGAAACTACTGTATGCTAACTCGTTAGATAACATGACGTTAGGATTCGATGATGCAACAGTAAGTGACCTTAATAGCCTGAATATGTCAGACATAGATATGTGGTATGATTATCTCTGTACGATTAACGTAGAGTTTGTTAATATCGATCTTCGAATAGATGAAGATATTGAGAGATTATTTGAATTGATGCCAAATGATAGCACACTCTGGATTAGTAATGTGTTATGTTATATTACATCAATGCGAGATTACTCTACTGATGTATATAAACTGATTGATTCACGGTGTCATCAAAAGAATATCACAGTATTACCTCACACAAGGATATATTATGAAAGCTAGGATTACATGTAATGCAAATCATGCCTTGGGCCAAAAGTTCGCCGAGTTATTTGATGAAGTGACATACTTCAGTCGTAGTACCGGGTTTGATGCACACGGAGACTTATCTGAGTTTCTAGCAGATACTCCCAACTATGATTGGACTATTAATCTTACTAGTGCCCCTATGTTCGGGCAAGTTAAAGTACTGGCACAACTTGATACATACTGCGACAGACATGACATTAAACACAAGGTCTTTAACATCGGTAGCTATGTGGGTACTGGACTATTAGCTGAACCTGAAACAAGTTATGACATTGAGAAATCAAGTCTTAAATATGCACATAAGAAAATTGCATATGAGTATATGTTTCATGATAACTGCCTGGATAGCTACTTGATCAACTTGGGTTTCTTGGAGAAACTAAGCCGTGGTATACATGAGAAGTATCAGCATATCAATACATTGGGCCTTGATAAAGTCAAGGAGAATGTACAGTTCATGCTTGACCGCCCCTACATCAAGGAGATGTATCTACAATACAAACAACCCGGCAACTATAGAATCAACAGTGGTGTTGGTATATTGATACCCGGCGTATACTAATGCCCACGTGGACAAATTGGCAAAGGCGTTTATGAACAAATTTATGCCCTAATGGCGCAAGTGGCGAAAAAAATATATATTATGAGGTCATTGTGAAATTTGAAATTGATGAAAGTTATATGTGTGACGTTTCTATTCGGAAAGAATGGGGTGTATACGACCACATCAAGCACGAAGATTTAGAACCCTATCAACTATTCAACATTATCAAAGGTGAGGATAGATGTTCATCAGTTAATAGTGAAGATCATCCTGAGTTCAATAAACTTAGAGAGCATTTGGGTAGAGAAGGATTCATTAGAATACAAAGAAGTTCATGGAACGGCGACATGGTAACGAAACCATTCACCCTTAATGGCAAGAACTTCAAACTAGAGACAATATTTCCGTGTGGAGCTGCAATAAAGTCACACATGAAATATATGAAATATATGAAATAACGCCTCGCTGTAGTTCAAAGGATAGAATAGAATAGAAGTTTCCTAAACTTTTGATCCCCGTTCAACTCGGGGCAGCGGGACCAAACTCTTGACAAATAGGCCTATTTGTCGTATAATAAACACACGGGTCTTTAGTGCAACGGATAGCATACGAGTCTTCGAAACTCATGACGTAGGTTCGATTCCTACAGGACCCACCAGAACTAAGTTAAATACATGTAACAGAAACGCAGGAGTACAACATGGCTGTTCTAGCACTAGACATTTCGGGAATTCCAAGACAATGGATCTCATACGATGACGCAATCACTTACCAAGCTAAAGATGCGGTAGCATGGAGCATGGGCGAAGTGGTTGCAAGATATCGCGGCGGATACCAGAACGACGGATCAATTAGTTACCTAGAAACTTCTAGCATCATTGCTATTAAAGGCCATGGCTTCAATCCATACAAGCATTCAACTGTTGCACTGACTAACAAGACATTGTTTGGTCGCGACAGAAACGTTTGTGCGTATTGTGGCGAACATCACGTTAACTATCATCACTTGTCACGTGACCACATCAAGCCAAAGTTCTTGGGTGGTGAAAATACTTGGATGAACGTTGTCACAGCATGTAAGACTTGCAATAGTGATAAGGGTCACAAGACCTTGAAGGAATGCGGTAAGAAACTTTTGTACGCACCGTACATCCCTTCTCATCACGAAAACATGATCCTACAACATCGTAACATTCTTGCTGATCAAATGGATTACTTGCTAGCAGGTGTGCCAAAGCACTCGCGTATATTGCTTTCATAGAAAGATTGGGAAGACTCTTTGCAAAAAGAGTTTGACAAAAATATTTCGTTGTGATATACTTTGTATAAATAAAGATGTAGTGAGTAACTTCACTATGTCACAAATTGCCCCTTTAGCTCATCTGGTAGAGCAACTGTTTTGTAAGCA